ATGGACCACCGTACCGATGACCCGATGGTCAAATTAGCGTCCCCACGATACCCGGACCGGGTACCACGCCCTGTCACCGACGACGACCTCGTGCGCCTCCTCGTCACGCCGATGCACCACCGCACCCGCGTGATGATCCTCCTCGCGGCACTCGGCGGCCTGCGCGTCGCGGAGATCTCCCGGGTGCGCGGCGAGGATATCGACCTCTCGAAGCCGGCCATTCACGTCACAGGTAAAGGGAAGCGCAGTGCGTGGCTGCCGCTGCACACTCTGCTCGTCGACGCCGCGCTGACGATGCCGCGCCGCGGCTGGTGGTTCCCTGCGAACTCGCGCCGCCCGGGCGACCATGTGCACTCCAAGTCGGTCAGCGACATCATCGGCAACGCGATGCGCCGCGCTGGTGCGCGCGGCACCCCGCACGGACTGCGCCACTGGTACGGCACAACACTTCTCGACGACGGGGCTGACCTACGCACGGTGCAGGAACTGCTGCGTCACCGTTCCTTGGCGACCACGCAGATCTACACGCGGGTGACCGATGAACGTAGAACCGGCGCGATCGGCCGCCTCGACCCCTTCCGCGGCGCGGCGTAGTTACTCGCGCGTACAACAAGGAGGCCATACGATGCCGCTTCGTGAAACTCCACGCAATCACCCTGGCCGCCGCAGTCGCCGTAATCGCGTTGGCGGGAGCGCCGTGCGCCCGCGCCGACAACGACGAGTACCTCAACTACCTGCAGAACGAAAGCTATCTGGTCAGCACCCACAGCAGCCAACAGCTACTCGACGAGGGGTACAAGGTCTGCAGCGCAGTATCGCAAGGTGCGACAGACCAAGATGCGATTCGCATGGTCGAGCAGGATCTGTCGGTGTCGTCAGGCGCCGCGATATCCGTTTACAGCGCCGCGACTGTGATGCTGGGCTGCTAGGACAGCGTCCATGACCGACAACGCCGCGTCCGATGAGGCCGCGGCAGTCCCAGGCGACGATGAAACCGCGGCGTGGGATGACGACGGCGCCGGCGGCGCGGAAACAACGATCGTCCCGCCGCCCGCGACGGAAGCGGCGCCCGAGTTGGCGTGGTCCCTAGCCGATTCGGGCGACGATGACGAAGCCCGGCCGCATGAATCGTGGCGCGCGGCCCTGGTCGCCGCCGCCGCGATCGCGGTGCTTTGCGGCATAGGCGCTGCGCTCATCATGACCTTGTCGCGGCATGAGTCGACCGATACCGAACTCCAAGGGGGCACCCTGGCGCCCGTCGCGACGAAACCAGCCGCCGCGCTTCCACCGATCAGCACTGAGCCTTCCCCTGCTGACATTCACGCTGGCGTCTCCCCCCCACTGGCCGCGGTTTCATCGTCGCCTGGGACTGCCGCGGCCTCATCGGACGCGGCGATCTGTGCGCGGTTGAGCGCGGCGATGAACTGATCATCCACCGACTCAGCCGCGCCCCCACCTCCCGCGGCTGAGTCGGTGGATGATCAGTTCATCGCCGCGCTCAACCGCGCACAGATCACCGTCGATAACCGCTCCAACGTCATCACCGCCGCCCACCGGGTGTGCATGCTCTTCGGCCGCGGCTACAGCCGAGCCGACATCGTGGCCGCTGTCAAAGCCAACGCCGACAGCGCTACCGACCTCGGCGCGGCCGACTATGTCGCCGAGGCAACCGCGTTCTACTGCCCCCAATACGTCGGAAGGTGACCGTGAAACGTCGTGTCTGGAAACCAGCGGCCCTGGCGCTGTGCGCGGTGGCCGGGGCTGGTGTCACCGGCCTGGTGTGGATCGCATTACGCCACACCGGCCGCCCATGAGCGAAGTGCTGTACGTGATCGTGTGGTCGACGGTGTTCCAGCTTGTGTGGCTGGTGCTGACCGCCGTCGCCGTGCTGCTCTGGCAGCGTGACGACACCCCCGAGATCGACCCATACGATTGCTGGTGGTGACCTAAAACCAGCCCAGCAGCGTCGCCAGGATCGCCGCCATGATCGCGGCCGCAACGATCCATCCGGCCACCACGATCGCGGTGGCGTGGTCAGCCGCCCTCACGGCCTACGTGTCCTTTTGGCCTTCGGCGACGCGGCGCTCAAGCACGTTCAGGTCAGTTCGCAGCCCACGCACATCGCCGGACAGCCCGCTGATGTCTGCGCGGACCAGGCGCACGTCGTCGCCCAGGTCGCCGACCATCCGCAACGCGGCGGTGAGGTCATCACGCAGGTTGGTGGTGTGGCCGTTGCTGACCTGGTTCTTGATCTCGCCGAGCAGCTGCTGGCGTTCCTCTAAGAGCTGCTGGTTGAAGTCGACCAGCGTGGTGCTCTCGGTCTGGTGTTTGGTGGCCGCGTTCGTTGAGCGGGCGGTGACGTGCGCGATGAGCGTCGCGCCGGCCACCGATGCGATCGGGGAGATGATCGCCGCCGCGAGTTGCCAGTTCACGAGCTGTGCTCGATCCGGTCCTTGGCGATGACGCTGGGCACATTGGAGGCTGTGCCGTTGTCGCGGCCGGGCCCGATGCACACCGACGCGATCGACTTGAGTAGCGAAGCCAACGCGCCGAGTCCGGCGGCCGATCCCAGCAGGTACCAGGGGACGTCGCTCAGGTAGTGCGCGTGGGCGGCGCCTAGCACGGTGCCGGCGCCGATCGCGGCCGCGCCGGTGGCGTTCTCGCCTGCGTGCCAGACCCATGTCCAGCCGGGCCGCTTCCAATTGATGACCAATGCAACGCCTTTCGTGAACGCAGGCCCGGGGCGGCAACATCCGCGGCCCCGGACCTGCACGGGAGGGTCAGGCAGACAGGAACGCCTCGACGTCCTTCACGAACGCGTCCGCGTCGACCAGGTACTTCTTGACCTGCGCGGGCAGCGGCAGCTCCTCGGCGAGCTGCAGCACCGTGTCAGCGTCCTGCGCCAGCGTCTCGGCGGTCTGCTTCAACTGAGCGGGATCGATTGCCATGATGGGTGTTTCCTTCCGTTGGGTTATGCCCGGGCGGGCGTGAGGGTGGCGATGAACTGCAGGAAACCCACGGCGTCACCGACGAGGTTCCTGTAACCCGGGATCTCTCCCAGGTAAGAGATGTGCGGCGCGGTGGGCCCTCCCGGCGCGGCCAGGAACTGCAACCCCAGCACCGCCGCGGCGACGTCGGCGTCCACCCCGGTCGCGGTGCTCAGGTCGCTGACCCCGATCAGGTCAGTCAGGAACGAGATCCCCGCCATGACGCCCATGTCGAGCAGCCCCTGCATCCCGCCGGCCAGCCCCTTGAGCAGACCTGAGTCCGCGACGATCTGCTCGAGGTCTTTGACCATGTCCTGCAGGAACAGCACGCCGTTGTTCATCTGCGCTTGCGTGGCCGTGGTGTAGACGTCGGTCATGATCTTGCCGACCGCGCCGACGGGCACCATCGGATACATGTCGTTGCCCGGGTCGCCGCCGGCCTTGGAGTGGAAGTAGTCCGCCCACACCGTTTGGGCGCCGATGGTGGGCAGCGACGGCATGTTCACGTTGGAGATTCCGCGCCAGCCGGGTCCGGGGTTGCCGATGCCGGGTGCTGCTGCCCCGGCCATGCGGCGCGGGTTGCCGAACGTGCCGCCGCCGATGAAGTTCTCCGCGTACGGCTCGAGCTGGCCGCCCGGGGCGAGCGCCATCTGCACCATCGCGGCGAGCTCGCCGCCTTGGCTGTAGCCCCAGACTCCCCAGGTCCGGTTGGGGTTGCCAGCCAGCCAGTTCCCGGTCCACTCGAACCCGTCAGCGATCGACTGCTGATAGCTCGGCGCGTTGGCCGCGCCGCCGATGAACCCGAACGTCGCCGGGTACGGGCAGGGGACTTCTTCACACAAGGTGTCATCGACGTACTGGGCGAGCCCGTTGACGACGTCGGAGGGGTACTGGACGAGCCCGGCGCCCCAGGTGCCGTTGTAGGTGATGATGGCGTGGCGGACCAGTTTGACGCCCGCGATGTTCGCCGCGAGCGACGCCCAGGACGCGCTCACGCCGGCGGCTGCTTCGGGTTGGGGAACGCCGTGGTCGGCTGCCCCGCCGCCTTGCGGCGCGCGATGAGGTCTTCCATCAGCTCGTGCAGGATGAACCGCGGGTCGCGCACGATGCCGTCGGAGAACTTCCACGTCCACGAGATTTGGTCGCCGATCGGGACGATCTGCTCGAAAGCGTCGAAGTGGCCGGCGTATTCGACGCCGTTGTGCTCGCTGGCCCATTCCTGTTTGTCGGGGTTGCCGACGATGGCGTCGGGGCCTTGCGGGTAGCGCGAGCACACGATGCGCCACATTTCGGGATCGCCGTTGGCGTTGGTGCCGGAGATGTCGGATTGCAGGCTGTTTGCGTCAGACATGATCGTGTTCCTTACTGTGCGGGTGGGGTGAATCCGGGGATGCCGAGTTTCTGGCCGATGGCGGCCAGGGCTTCGACGATGGTGTGGCCGCCGAGCATGTCCCAGCGGATCAGCTCTTGGTCCCACAGTTCGCTGACCTGAGTGGGCTCGTCGGCGGGCTTGGTGATCGCGTCAGGGTTGGACGCGGGTTGCGGTTGGGGTTGGGGTTGTGTCACGGGAGCTCCTGTGAATAGTTGGGCGAGCTGGTCGGGTGTGCCTTTGAATGCGTTGCAGTCCACCGACAGCCCGGCGATGTTCGCCCGGTCGGTGAACTGCCAACACGTCGGGGTGACGCCGCCGTAGGCGTTCCAGCCGCTGCCGGTGTCGCCGCCGCCGTTGGCGTAAATCTGTGAGGCGTAACCGGATCCGCCCGGGTAAGCCGAGGAGACCAGCGCCCCGGCCTGCGTGAGGTCGCCGCCGCCGACCTGCGACCAGTACCACTGCGGGCAGTAGCCGACACCGACGTTGACGCCAGCGGCGTTGAATCCGTTCGCGACGGCGTAGTAGTTGGCCAGGTCGCCGCCGTTGGCTTCCCAGTCGAACATCGCGTTGGGCAGGCCCCCGGCCGCTTGGTAGGTCTGCGCCTGCGATCCGGGGCTGTTGGTGGTCACGTAGTGGTAGCCCAGGCACGGGATGCCCGCGGCCTGGCACGCTTTGAGGACCACCGGCCAGAACGGGTCCTCGTAGTAGTCGCCCTCGGAGACCTTGTGGCACATGCCCGAGAACCCTTGCGCCGCCAGCTGGTTGACGAAGTCGATCGCGTCCTGCTCGCTGTTCCAGTTGTTGTTCGAGCAATCCGGGTAGAACAGGGTGCCCGCAGGCGCGTCGGCCTTGGCTAGCGGGGCCGAGAGCGTCATGCGCCGGCCAAGGCCCGGCGCTTCGGCCCAGTGGCTGACGTGCGCGAGCCGCGGGGTGTAGCGCAGATGGCTGTCGCGTTCGCGGCGCACCTCCCACACCATCCGGGAGGCGCCCGTGGCCGCGTCGGGGCGCACCACAGCGGCCGCGACCGCGCCGTGCTGGTAACGGACTTCGCCGACAAGATCAGGTTCACCTGTGGGTTTCATGCGCTATTCCTTTGCGTGAGTGGGATTTTTCAAACTGATTCGCCTGCAACGGATTTGCGGGCGGTTTAGGACAGAACGAGTCCAAAGCCCGACCAGTCGGTGCCGGTCGATGCTGCGAACGTGGCCGATGCTGCGGCGTCTGAGATCACCAGGCCGGTGTAGCTACCCTCGGCGCCGTTGTAGCGCGTGTTGCCGCCGCTGGGTGAGCTGAATACGCCACCGCCGACGTTGGCGCCGCACCCGAAGCCATGCAAGATCAGTTGCCCCGCACCGCAAGTCAGCGCCTGCGACGCGTTCCCTGACCCGTATGCCGCGGCCGGGGTACCGATACCGGTGACGTTGTCATAGGACACCGAGTTGCCGACGTAGTAGGTGCCCCCGTTCATCGACACCGCAAGGGTCTGCGCGCCTCCGGTTACCGAGGACAGGTAGAACACGCTCAACGCGCCCAGGCCGGAGTTGTTGGCGAAGTAGTACGGGCCCAGCAGTGTCATCGCGCGGCCGCCATAGGTGGCCGACGTGGCGGCTTTACCGGAGTCGCAGGCAACCAGACCGAAAACCCACGCCCCGGCCTTCGCGTCGTGCGACCACGAGCCCGACGTGGAGAGGCTGGCCGCACCGGCGCCCAACGCGTCAAAAGACGGCGCCACAGCGGGAGCCTGGCGCGCCAGCAGGAGGTTCCGCGCGGCGAACACCCTCAGTAGTCCTGGATGAACGCGCCGAACACGTTGACGCCGTCCGGCGATGAGAACGTCAGCAGGTCACACTTGCCGGCGCCCTGAGTCATTGACGGCGCGGCGCCTGCCGGCCACCGTAATGTTTGACCGCTCGCCGCGGCGAAGCTGTAGGTGCCGCTGCCTGTGGTGGACGGCTGAAATACGTACAGCAGGAACGATTCCCCGGCAGCCAATGAGGGAAGGGTGAACGCGCACAGGTCGCCGTTGGTCAGCGTCGCGGTGACCATCGTGCCGGTGGACAGCGCGCCGATCGCCGCCGCCGTCGTCACAGTACCGAGGCCCTGAACGCCTTCGGTGTAGCCGTCGATCGTCGGCGCCGACAGGGTTTTACCGGACAGGGTTTGCGCGTCGGTGGTGCCGACCACCGCGCCAGCCGGCGCGGGAACCGTGGTCATCGCTGCCGTGCCGTTGCCGACGACAAGGCCGGACAGCGACGGCGCGCCTGTGCCGCCGTTGCCAACAGGCAGCACGCCCTGGGCCTGCTCGGGCAGGTTGACCTTCGTGGCGCTCATCAGAACCAGTAGGTCACTTCGAGTCGGTCGGTCGCAGCCGGCGCCACAGCCATCGTGATCGCGTTGCCGGCGATGGTGTAGTCGTTGCCCGACCCGGCTTGCAGCAGAATCCCGTTGAGGAACACCATCTCCGAACCGGAGTTCGGGGTATTCGCCAGCGTGAACGCCGTGTTAGAGCCGTTGAGCGAGCCCGTCGGTGTTTCGCGGTTCGCCAAACTCGACGGCGCCAAATAGTCAGTGCCCGCGACCGCAGCGGATGCCGCCGTGCCGTTGCCCTTCATGATCCCGGTAACCGTGGTCTCGATCGAGATCGCCGGGCTCGTAGTCGGATTGGCGACCGACGCGTTAAACCCGTTGGTGTCCGTCACCGACAGCGACGTCACACCGGAGCCCAGCGGGAACTCCTGCCACTGCATCGTGGTGGTGCCGTAGGTGAACCCGGTGTCCGGCGAGGACGGGTTGGACACCCAGAACGCGGTGCCCTTGTAGTCGGTGCCAGCCTCGACGAGCACGAACGCCCCGGCCGGGCTGATCGACCCAGACAGGTCGGCCGCGCGGGACACCGAGATGTTGGTGGCGATCGCGGTGACCGTGTACAAGCCGTTCGCTGGTTCGTTGGTGCCCAGCCCGCTGGCCACCGCGGTGCCCGTCCCCGAGGCTGCCGGGGCGGTGGGGACCAGCACGGTGTCGCCCACGGCGACGGCGACGCCGTCGATCGCCGTGCCGTTGATCGTGGTCACCGCACCGGATGCGATCGTGAAGGTTTCCGCGCCGGTGCAGCAGGCTTGCGCGGTGGCCTTCATCGAGAACCCTGCCAGCATCGACTGCAGCTGCCCGAGGTTGACCGCGTCGCTGGTCGCGACACCGTTGGCGACGCTGGTCAGTTTGTTGCCGCCCATCGACTGCGGGCCGGTGAACGCGTTCGTGCCCGCCGCGACGATGACCGATGCGTCGACCTCGGTGGCGGTGACCGTCCCGGCCTGCACCTGGGTCGATGCGTTGATTTTCTGCTGTGCCACTGTGTTGCCTTCCCTCTATGCGATCAGGTAGTCGACGGTGATGACATCGGTCCCCATCGGGGCCGTGGTGAAGATGATCGTGGGCGTGCTCTCGGAATACCCGAGGCCGCGCTCCTCACGTAATCCGTTGCGGTACACCCTTGTTGAACCCGACTGGAAGTTGTTCGCGCACGTGAACACGGTCGTCGACCCGTTCGGCGTCCCCGCCGGGACCTCCCCGAACACCGATACTCCGGTACCGGCGATGCCGCTGACGCCCGGAGGCCCCGGAGTGGGGACCAGGATGGAGACATTCCCGTTCGGCAACGTCAACGGAACACTCCCCGCGCCGGCGGGAGCCGAATCCGGCCCGTACAACACCACAGCCCCGTTCACCGGCACAATGTCCACACTGGCCGGGGTCCCCAAACCGCCCGGCACCGTCAGAACACAACGCCAATAAACACCTTGAGCTATCTGGTCAGTCCGCGAATGCGGCAGAAAACACACCGCATGATTGGTGCTGATCTGCGCTTGCGCGGACATGATGCCCTCGGCCCACAAGTAGATATCGAGCCGCAACGCCACACCCGGCGCATAGTCGACCGGGTTGCCATTAGCGTCCTGGTTCTGAAAGTCCACGACCAGGTCCTCGCCGATGATGATCGGCAGGTCATAGACCTGCGCGCCCGGCGTGAACAGAAGCGCCATCAGGAGATAAGCCCGCGCACGTACCGGGAAGCCTCGAAGTCCGCGGCCGCGGCCACATGCACGCCGCCGTGGCCGCGATGGTGGAACAGGCACAGCCACTGCAGGTTCGCCGCTGACTCCACCCAAGCCCCGACTGAATCGGGATCAGAGATCCCCGGGTAATCCTGCTCCAACCAGACGAGGTCGATACCGTTTTGCAACGCGAACTCGACATGCGCGTGGTGCAGTTCGAGCGGCCCGCGGCAGTCGCTGTAGTCGCCGCGGTGCTCACCGATCGCGCACTTGGCGGTCTTGTGTGTGCGTCGCCGGTAGGCGTCGAAGTCCCGGTAATGCGGGTCGGATTCGCGTGGCTCGTGCGGAGGGTAGTGGACGCTGTAGTGGTGGGTGACTGGACTGGTGTGTTCAGGTGTCGTCATTCGTCGACGCCCATCGCTTTGGCGATCTCGGTGACCACGTCATAGGTGCGGCCGTCGACGACGCATTCGTCGGACACCATCTGCTCAAGCTGGCCGATCACCGTGGCCAGCTGGGTGCCCAGCGATTCGATCTTGCGGATCTTCACCGCGTCACGCCGCGTCTGGGAGAACATCGCGATACCGACGATGGACTCGATGAACAGCGCGAGATACGAGGCGCTGAAGTTCCAGATGTCCATGAGGTGAAACGTCCACGCGCGGCCGATGATGGACACGACGACCGTCGCGGCCGTGATGGCGCCGATGAAGTACCAGTTCCGAATCAGCGATTGCAGCTGCCAGGAGACGTGCTCGGCGTGGGTGAGTTCGTCGCCGGTGATCGGGTCGCGATAGGTGCGGCTCATTCGATGGGCTCGCCGGCAGCAGAATCGTCGGGGCTGCCCTGGTCGACACCGTCCACGCTGACCCGTGTGCCGCTGCGTTTGCCGCGCGGCGCCTTGTCCATCACGGGCCCGGTGTCGAGAAGCTGCAGATCCGCTGCGAGCCGGGCGAAGTCGACACCGGTGGGGGACGTGTCGCCGGTGAACATTTCCTTGGTCAGCGCGACCGCGGCGACGGTGTTGCAGGCGCGGTAGAACGGCGCGGTGATGCCGCCGTGGCCGCCCCAGGTGAACAGACCTGCCTCGGTGCGGCTCCCCGCGTCGACGACCGGGATGTAGTGCTGGCCTTCGATCGCGTGCCGGCCCCGCACCAGGTGCCACGCTTGGCCGGCCTCGAACTGGGCGTCGCAGTAGTCGGGCACCTGGATACCGATGCCCACCCCGGACGGGAACAGCGACAGCGCGACGAGCAGCTCGTCGAAGTCACCGACCGTCAGGCCCGCGTAGGCGACGATCTGGTGCCGGGCGCCGTCGGCGTCGACCAGGCCGGTGTTCTTGCGGTAGTCGTAGAGCTCGTGGACGTCGGTGCCCTGGTCGGTCGGATTCGGCGGCGCGTGCGGGTCGTCGATCTCGGGGCCCGGCTGGTATCCGGTGATCGCGGAGTAGTTCTCGATGGCGGACTGGTCGGTGAAGTTGACCGTGACACCGCGCAGCGCGTTCGCCAGCCGAACCTCCTCGATGCTGCCCGCGATCGCGCAGTCACCGATGCGGTCGTTGAGGAACATGTGCGGCTCGATCAGATCCGCGTGGCCGAACGGGAATTTCAGCGACTCGACGCTGGGCAGATCGCCGGTGTAGTAGTCGGCGAGCCGCAGCGTCGGCTGCACGGCCACGGGCTTGAGTCCACGCTTGAATTTCACTGGTTATCCTCCTGATGGTGGGCGGGGTACGAATCGGACGACCGCCCCGTATTCGGGTTGGGGGCGTTGCTGTTTGGGTGGTGTGCCGCCTGTGACGGGTATCGGTGCGGGCAGCGGCAGCGGAGCCTCTGTATGGGCGGCGGCTAGGGGCCGCGTGGCCGGGGGGCGGCGTTGCGGGCTGCACGGTGGTTGCGCCCAGCTCGGCGCCGACAGCCTGCCGAGCTCGTTCGCGCCGACGCCCGTGGCGGCGGTGATCTTCGGCGCACCGGCCAGCGGCGCCGGCGGCATGTCGATGTGGTTGCTGATCTTGGTGAGCGCCCCGCCGAGCGGCGAATCAGGGCCCGTCGCGGTGCTGATGCCCCAGAACACGGTGAACAGCGCGAGCAGGTCGGTGACCTCTTGCCACGGGCCGGAGGAGACGTTGCTTTGCACGAGCGCCCAGAACAGCTGCGGGACGGTTTGGCCGCCGAGCAGGTACGACCAGATCCCCTGCAACGAGCCGCCTGTGGGCTGCCCGGGATTGGTGACCGGCGGCGCGGAGTCGAACTGCGGCAGCCCAGCTGTGACGGCAGCTGACGCCGCCTGGTATTCGGCCATCGCAGCGACGTCTTGGGCCCACATGTCGGCGTAGGCCGCTTCGAGCGCCATGATCACCGCGGTGTTCTGGCCGAGCAGGTTCGACGCTACGAGCGCGGCCAGATACTCACGGTTAGCGGCGACCAGAGCGGGCGGAACGGTCGCAGCGAACGCAGTTTCGTATGCCAGGGCAGCCGTGCGTGCCTGTCCAGCAGTCGTTTCCGCCTGCGCCGCGGTGGTTGTCAGCCACGCCTGATAGCGGGTCGCTGCTGCGGTCATCCCTGCCGCCGACGGCCCCCGCCACGCAGCCGCAAGCCCCGAGATCGCCGCGGCAACCTCGGCAGCCGCTTCCGCGAGCTGTGCTGCGATCGCATCCCAGGACGCGGCGGCGGCGTTCAGCGGGGCCGATCCCGCGCCCGCGTACATCCGGCCCGAGTTGATCTCCGGCGGCAACAGGCAGAAGTCCATCGCTCACGTCTGGGTGATCACGAGAGCGAACGACCGATCGTCCTGGCGCCCATACAGAGTGGTGATGTGCACCGTCACCGGCACCGACACCCCGCTCGTACCGCCGGTGATCCAACCAGTCACGGTCGTGTCGGTGATACTGGTCGCCACCACACTCAGCGTCGAGTTGAAGGGCACGAACGTGACCGCGACAAGCGTGTCCCCGGTGCCCGCAAGGTATTCGGTCCAGTCCAACGTGTAATCGAGCACCGAGTCCACGGCCTGCGCCCACTGCTGCGCCGGCAGCCCGTAGGTCGCGGCGGTCGCGACGGTGGCCGGCACGACCCAGGTCCGCAGCGGTGATGGGATATGGGAGCGGTAATCGGTGAGCGCGGCGGTGCCTCCGAAGAACTCGACCTCCTGCGACGCGTTCAGCTCGACGACAGCCGGTGCGAGGTTCACTCCCGCCACAGCCCAGTTCGGGGTGTTCGTCGGGGTGGCGCCGTTCGACGTCATCAACGCGACCGGAGTGACGCTGAAATCCCCGGGCCCGTCGCCGAGCAGCAGGATCTGTTCAGCTGCCGAGGTGGACACCACAGCGCGTTTGGCCTGCGTCAGGTCGCTGGCCGCGACCGATGTCAGCGTGGGGGAGGCTGCGAGGTTTTCCGACGACTCGTAGGTGAAGGTGTTCGCCTCCGGTTCGATCGCGTGCACAGAGACGACGCGGGCGGCAGGGACGGTCGATTGCACCGTCACAGGGCTGACGTAGGAGCCGTTCGCCACCGCGGCGTCGAAGCCTGAAACGTTCTCGTAGGACGCCGAATTCGCTGCGATGTTCGCGGCGGCCGAGCTGCTCAAGGTGATGGTCTGCTCGCCGGTCGGGGCGCCGATGAGGCCGAACAGGAACAGCGACGGCGAATAGGAGTAGACCGTGGTGGTCGTGGCTACCTGGGTGTACCAGATGAACACGAAGATGAACAGGATCAGTTCGACTTGCTGTGTGCTGTAGGTGGTCTTGGTGGTCGAGTAGGCGTAGTCGCCGGCTACTCCGAGCGGCACCATCGGGGTGCTGCCTACCTGCGCGGACAGGCTGGCGCCCGATGGCAGCCCGGCGACGCTGGCCGCCACCAGCACACAGTTCCCCGTGATGTTGTGCAGCCACGACTGGGTGAGGCCCGCGCCGGAAGCCCCGGCGCCCACCGCGTCGAAGGCGACGCCCTGCCCGATCAGGCCGACCCCGATACCGGCCCACTGGTCGGTGTCGTCGACCGGCGCGGTGGTCGCGAAATCGACCGTCCCCGCACCGGCAGCGTCGCCGATCAGCAGCGGGTTGATCGCGGCCGTGGAGGCGATGCTGGCCCGCACCGTCTGGTTGTAGACGTTGGCGGTGTTCGCGGCCGGCACGGTAGCCGCGGTCCCAGCCGTCCCGGTGTCGGTGTAGGCCAGCGCCCCGGCGGTGTTGATCGTCGCGACCAACGTGGTGACACCCGATAGCGTGCGGTAGACGTTCCAGCCCGTCGCACCGAGGACCGCTGGACATGCCAGGGCCGCTGAGGACGTGCTGCCGGTGGTGGTCTTGGTGACCTGGTTAGATCCGGTGGTCTCACCGGCCGCGTTGATCGCGGTCGCCGTCCACGTGTACGTTCCGGCCGCCAGCGTGCCGCCGGTGGCGGACGGGGTGACCGTCAACCCTGCAGGCGGCGCGAGCTGATCGGCCTTCACCCCGGCCGCAGACGGTTTGCAGGAGAACGCGTTGAAGAACATCGGCGCGGTCGCTGAGGGGACGACCAGGTTCGCCCCGCCGGCCCTTCCGGTCGCGGTGACCGCGTCCCCTACCGATGCCACCCCGGACCAGGTGCCCGACACCAGCGACAGCGTCCCGGCGCCGAGATCAGTGTCAAGGCTTGCCTGCACGGTCTGCGGCCCAGTCGGCGGCCCGATGAGTTCGTAGAACTTCAACATGCAGGTGTCGCCGGTAGCGAAACCGATTTCGCCGCCGGGGATTTCGGTCATGGTTTGGCCGCCGAAAGTCACCGTGAACGCCGCGCTGGACGCGTCTTGCGTGCCGGCCCAGTAGACCGCGGCGAGCGCAACAAGGTTGGGTGCGGTGGCGCTGACGTTATGGGTGACCGCGGGCGTCGAGCCGATGGCGGTCAGGGCCGCGTGCGAGGCGGCCGAGGAATCGAACAGGACGGCCATGTCAGGACGCCAGGCCCGTGGCGGCCAGAAGCAGCGTGGTCAAACTTACGGTGTCGCCGTAGGCGACCTGCACGTTCGGAATGATGGGCAGCGAGAACATAAACACCGCGTTGGGGTCGGTCTCGAAGCCGCTCCACAGGCTGAGCGCGCTGATGTCTTCCCCTTGGGTGGCCACGATCGTCCACGACGGGCCCGCGCCGGACAGTTGCGCGGCAGCGTTCGCGGTGCTCATGTTGACCTGAAGACGGTTGGTTTCAGCCGCGGGGTTTGATGTGCCCGCGGTTCCGGGGCTGCCGCCGGCGTGCAGTTGCGCGCACACGGTTGAGAAGCTCAACGCGACGTTGTTCAGGACCGCCTCAAGCACGAGCTGAGCGAGCGCGGTGCTGATGCCGTAGCTATTTGCCATTGTGTTCCCATCAGTGGTGGTGATGCGTTGTGTTCCAAAGCCATTCCAAGAGCGCGCCGATGCCCACTGCGGCGCCCAAGGTCCAGACGGAAGTGACGATGTCTGCGACCGCTGGACTCATGGCTGTCTGTCTATGTCGTTGCGGTGATCGGCGTGCTGGCAGCCGATCGCGCGGACATGCCGTCCGCGCCGGTCACAGTGACCTCGAACGCGTAGTCATGGCCGTCGATCAACGTCGTCGCGGTCAGCGTGACGGTGCCGTTAGTCACCACCGGGTCGCCCGAGAGGGCGGCGGCCTGCGTGGTATCGGTGGTGAGATCAGTTTGGGAGACCGAATACGTGAACGACCCAACCGAATTCGGCTCGAATAACACGATCTGCGCGGTCAAACCCGGTTGCGCGGTGACCGTCGGCGCCACCATCAAGAACCCCGCCATCCGAGTTACCCCTATCCGTTGGTTCCGACGTTGGAGATCGCGCAGATGAAGCTCGCGTTACCCGCGGCGACTATCTGGTTTTCATACGACGCCGAATTGGAGTAAGACACGAAGCCGGGCTGTAAGTAGTCCCCGGCGTTCAACGCCACGATAAACACGGCCGAATCTTCGATGAAGTACGGCAGCGCGCCTGGGGACACCACCACCTTGACATCGTTGTCGTAAAGGAGGCCGTTGACGAAAAGACCGATCCCGAAATAGGCGTAGGCCGCCCCACTTTTCGGCACCCACTGCGTTGTCACCCGCACCGTATAGATGCACGACTTGTGCACAGTCAGCTTGTTCGTCGTCGGGTCATAGGTGTAGTTCGAGGTTTGGGTCACCGTGCTGTCGTAGTAGGAACCAGGCGCTAATGCAGCGTTGATAGTGTTCGGCAACGTGATCGCTGTTGCCGAAGTTCCTTGCGCTACACACAGATCCCCCACCACGGGACCGGGCGCGTTGTCGACGAACCCGAACGACGCCACCTGAGAGGGCACCATCCCGGCGTACTCGGCCAGCCCGAACCCGCAATTCCGGTACCCGGCACCATGATTCGTGACGCCGTTCGTGTCGGTGAAATCCAGGATCGGCGAACCGTTGACATAAACCTCGAAGAATGGGTGACCGTTTCCGTCGAACCCGCAGCTCAACGAATACTGTGCGCCCGCGTAAAACGTCGGCGCGGAATAATTCACCTGCGCGAGAACGGTATCAACCCCGCTGACCACGTTGTGGATCGAGCAGTTGATCGGAGACACTTCGGCATACACACACGTGGTTCCTGCCGGGTCGGAGCGCCCGATCAGCGTGTTATAGCCGGCACCCTCAGACAGGTTGAAGAAATGATACGAACCCGGCGCGGTGTAATAAATCGCGGAGACGATCTGATCATCGGTGTTCGTCGGGGTCGGGTGGATCGCCACACCAGTCCCGTTACCGCTGGTGACCAGCTGCGCGTAGCCGGAGCTGTTGACCTCCAACCCTGTTGCGGCGCCCGTGAATGACTCGGTGAACCCGCTCAGTGTGGCGTTGGAGAAGTTCAGGAACACGTTGATGCCGTTGTTGGAGTCCGCAGCATCCGCGGCCTGCATCGCCTGCAGCTGCGCGTTCGTCGACGCGATCGTGGCCGCGGTCGCCTGCAACACCAGCTGCGCATCCGACGCGCTGCCGCTGCCGCCGAAGATGCCGCCAAGCCCCTGCAGGATCGCGCCGATGATGTTGGCCACCCCTTGTACCGCTTGGGTGATCAAGGTTGCGACGTCGTCGATGACCGTCACGCCGAGTTTGAGCAGCAGCTCGGCGATGTTGGCGACAGCCCCCAGCGCGGCCTGCCCGAACGACGCCAACGCCGCGAACGGTGACGCGCCGGCCGACAAGCCCCCCACCAGCGCGCCGGCAACCCCGCTGGCTGTTCCGGTCGACAGGTTGTTCGCGCGGCCGATGATCGACATCGGATTGACCGACGGCGAATCAGATGTCGGCACATTGTGAATCGACGGATCGTAGGTGACCGCCGGCGGATCAGACGTCGCCGACGAGTAGTCGATCGTCACAGCGGCACGAAATTCGGTCGGCACGCGAAACTGCACCGCGCGGTTGTGGACCAGTCGTTCGCCGAGCTCGTCTGGTTCTCGGCGTACAGGTAGATCGTGGCGGCTTGGCCGGCCGGGATGATGTTGAGGCTGCCCGGGCCCAGGCCGTCGGAGATCGCGGTCACCGTGCCGGGCGCGGAGCCGGGGTTGCCGAACCCGTACGCGCAAATCTCACCCGCGGTCCCGTTGACGCGGGCCACCAGATCGACGAGGGTGTCGACCGCGCCGACCACATTGGCTTGCGCCTTGACTTCGGGCCACCACGCCTGCGACTGCGCGACGAACTGGATCGCCCCGATTTCCTTCTGGGTGTTCGTGTTCGACGCCGAGGCCACAATCCCCGTCGCGTACTGCCAGCCCCCCATCGGGATCTGCTGCCACTGCGCAGTGTTGTTGGTCGCGTCCCAGCCAATCATCATCCCAGCGGCCGCTGACACCCCGTCAAGGATCTGCGGGATCGTCGCAGACCCCGGGGCGCCGTCCTTGCCGGAGTTGACGTAGAACGTCAAACTGAGCGCCGTCGGAATCCCGTTGGCATCCCACGCCGTCGGCACCACGCCGGGGTTGACCGCCGGCAACGGCGTCCCATACGCAACCTGAACCTGCTGAAACGAGAACTGCATCGCCGGCCCCGGAGGGCCGGCCTGGACAGCAGGAAACGTCGCGGTACCACCACCGGGCCCGAATATCACAATTCCGGCACCCGACGCGGAATTGAACCCGGCAGGGAACCACACCGACCCGTTGAAAGTCGTTGACCCATCCGGGTTAACCGACCACGTGTTGCCCGACACATAGTAGGTGCGGCCGTTGTAGGTGATCGACGTGCCGTCAGGGTTGACATAGATCTCAGGGCTCGTCACGACAAGTTGCCTCCGGACAGAATGATGTTGAACAGGGTCTCGAAGTCCGAGATCTTGCGTTGCACCTTCACCGGTGCAGACTCCTGCGATTTGCCGTCGCCGATCTGCAGGGTTATCCGATTACGTTCGGTGCGTGAGTCTTTGATGTCGATGTCGTCGACGTAGTCGATATAGAGCCGACCGCGGCGGATGTAGAACACCAAGATTCCGCGGAAAATCTCACGACCAACCGCGAAAGGCTCGTTGTCGATGAAACTGATTTTCCCCGACGGGTATCCGCGGATATTCCACAGCGCCGACTTCTCCGAAAACAGGGTGTCCACGGACAGGGCGCCCTCACCGGAGGGAAAGAACTTCTCGGCGAACATGTACGGGCCGCCTGCCGCGCGGGCCTGGTAGGCCTCAGCGACGCTGAAGGCGAACAGCACATTGTCAAATATGCCGTCCAGCAGGCTATTTGGGACGCCAGTGACCCCAAGCGCGATGGTCACTGAGTCGATCAGCCACTCAAGGGTCGAGTTGATCAGGTCGTTGATCCACTTCGGGGACTGCCCCCCGATCACCGCTTGATAAGCAAGCGGAGCGTGGTGGGCCACATCGAAGTCGATGTATCCGGCCTCGACCACATCAAGGTTGAAGTACAAGGTGGGGGGGATGAAGTCAACGCCGACGGTCGGCGCGATGTATTCACCCAAATCCGGTGTCAGGTAGGCCGCTTCGTTGCCCGGGTTGAGCAGCGGTTGCAACGCGTTGCCCAGCAGCGACCCCTCCAACTGGGTGAGGTCGACGGCCAGGCCCTCGAACGGCCCCCACGGGCCGGTGAACCCGGATCGGTCTTTCAAGGTGATGACGCAGGTCGCGACGGTCAGCGGGAACCACAAGCCCTCCGGTTGCGGATCGCCGGGGAACCACATGGTGGCGTCGAGGTCGAAACCGTTGTCCTGCAACTGCCGGTTGATCAGTTTCCACACGGTGTCCATGCGGCCGTTGATCTCGATCCACGCCGACGTGTCGTGCAGCGGGTGCGGCGGGATCACACAGATCGGGGTCACCAGGGCTTGCATCAGGTCGGCCTTGTTGCCGCCCAGCAGATTCGTCAACCACTCGACGAAATCCGGGTGCAAAGAGGTGATGTTGTTGACCAGTTCCCACAGCCGGAACTGCAGCCGAAACGCCTGCTCCATGATCAGGGTCGCGATCACAGTCAGGCCCGGGCCCATCGCGAACCACTCGCCTGGCTCTTGGATGAAAATCGGGAGGAATGGGTCAGGTCAGGGGGTCTGCCTGGGTCGGTGCCCCCTCAGTTTCCCGAGGGGGCACCGACCCAGCAGAGGATGCGATCCAACCATGTTTTGTCGCCGACGAGGTCACACGCGACGGTCTGCAAGCCTCGCTCGGATTTGTCGTTCGCGACGTCGACTCGACCCGACCACCTGTACCCGGGATCAGCGGTGTCCCAGGGAGAGTTGCCTTTCTGGTAGACGACCGGCACCACGACCGTGTCGCACTGAACCACGACGTCGGCCAGCCAATCACCGCCGTCCAACGTGAGCTGGCCGGCCGGGAGGTCTTTGCGTGGGTCCTGCAAATGCAGGTCGATGTAGCGGCCCGAGCAGTCCGGTTCGATGCACGTGTAGAACGGGTCGTACACCGCCAGCGTCGCCGTCGGCGACGGCGTCAGGTTGGGCCTCGCGGCAGCTGAGGCGGCTTGGATGGCCGCGAGGGGGTTACCGCCCTGCAATGCGTGCAGCAGGGCGGCCGGTGTCGGCGCGGTCACGCCGGATGAATCCTGCGCGGCGTCAACGACGCAACGATTCTCGACGACGCACTACCGCCGGTGACCGAGACGGGAATCTGAGACAAGGCGACCAGTTCCGGTGTGGCCACACCAGGGATGGGGGTGTCGTAGACGCCGGAGATCAGTTTCTGCAGGGAGGTGTCGGTCAGGTTGTTCATGTTGATGACGCGTTGGCGGCGTGGCAGCGTGTCGAGGAACGCGACGGTGCCATCGGTGAGCGGCCCGAGAGTGAGCGTGGTGGTGCCGTTGGCGATGCCGAAGGTCCCGGGCCCGTAGAACAGGATCTCGGGCCAACCGTCCTCTGTGCCCTGATTGGACAGCTCGAGGTAACCGGTGGCTGCCGCGCTGTTGTTGTCGGCTCCGGCGAAGTAGGCGACCGGGGCGGGTTTGGCTTCGTTGAAAAGCCCTTTCGCGGTGGTCATTCCGAATCCGGTGTGGCGGTTCGATGAGCCCAGCGGGCTTGTTTCGCCAGCTTCGGTGAAGGCGACGACCTCGATGCCGGAGCGGCGCACCGCGAACGAGCGCGGCACACCAGAGACGGCGCCGGTGATGAACTGCCACGTCTCCCCGGGCAGCGGCGCCGACAGCAGGTTGATCTTGCGGTACAGCATCGTCACGACCCCGTTGACGACGCAGTAGACTTCGATTCCGCCCCAACCGAAGTCGCAGAACACACCGTTACCGAATTCGTCCATGCGGGCACCGATGACGGTGGTCGCCTCCCCGAACAACACGACGCCGTCCCAGCCGGTGCCGAGGGTGACCGTCACTACCTGGTTGTCGGTGACGGTGGCTTGCGCCGTGTAGGTGTTCAGGACGCCTTGGGTGGAGTTCCCGGCGTCATACCAATGCACTTCCCCGTCAGCGCCGATGTACTCGTAGCCGCTGCCCTTCGGGTTATAGGTGGTCGACCAGCCCGGCCCGAGCCCCGATTTCGTTGGGGCCGGGAAGGTGTCGAAGAAATCCGCATAGGAGGGCCCCCAGGAGCCGACGGACGGGATGGTGCGCCAGAAGCTGTCTTCGATGCGGCAGATGTGGGTCATGTCCCACACGCCGATCTCGCGCGGGGTGAGTTTCATTGCGTCGCCCCACGAGTCGGGCATCAGCCGGGCTTTCGCGGTCCAGTAGCCGCCGTCGGGGGTGATGTACTCGATGGTGGGTGTGTTCGGGCGGCGCCAGGCGCCCATCCATTCGGCCATGATCTTCGACAAGGCTTGCGGTGTGCGGGCGTGGACCTGCAGCTTCATCGTGATCATGCCGGGCTCGTACACGGTGCCCTGCCAGGTGACGCCGTCCTGCGTTGCGGCCTGCAGATCCACATGCTTGAACTTCGGCGCCAACCCTTTCGGGTGCTCGACGCAGATGATGCCGTCGGTCACGCCCGGGAACGGCGCTAAACCACCCATCAGATAGAACTGCTGCTGCCCATCCGGGCTGGTGACCCACAGGTTCGGGATGCCGCCGTCGGCGAGAACATCGGCACCATAAGGGGTTATCTGCCCCTGCGGCCACATACTCACCAGGTGCCTCGCGGGCTCGTTCCCATCCTGTTGGCGGCCATGCTGGTCTGCTGGTTCAGTTCAGAGTGCAGCTGGCTGGTGTTGTTGGCCTGCACATGCACCGGCCCGAGGATCTGAATCGGGGATCCGGCCTGCGTGTTACCGCCCCCGCCGCCGTTGGCGTACTTGTCGTCCGATGCGTTGGACGCGAACGGCTGCTGGGTTTGGCCGGCGGTGTTCTGCGACGCTGCGGGCCGCACACCGGTGATGCCCATCAGCAGCCGTCCGGGGATGGTTTTCGACCAGTCCGAGCTGCTGCCGCCAGCGTCGGGGATCAACGCCTCCAGGAGCGCCTCGACACCGATACCGGCGTCCTGCGCTCCGGCGGCCGCGGCCCGGTTCAGCTCTTGGAACCCGACGTTCATCACCGAGGACACCGCGCCGCCGGCCGCGCCGAATGAACCCATATCTGCGCCCATCGCCGCGGCGGACGTCGCCGCGCCCTCAAGGCCGCCGATCAGGCCGCCTGAGAAGCCGATCCCGGGCTGCGAGGGTTGGCCGGTGCCGGGTTGCTGGGCATCAGCGCCCGGCGTCGTCAACGCCGAAACCCCTTTGTCATTGATCGACGTCGCCCCACCACCGGAGGGCTTCGGGCCGGCCGGCTGACCCGGCTTCGGCGCACCCGGAGGACCACCCGGAGCGCCCGGAGCGCCCGGCGACTTCACCATATTCTGCGGCTGCGCGGGCGGTGTTGGCTGCGTCGGGTTAAGAGGGGCGCCGGTACCGTCGTCGAAGTACTGGGCGTTCATCGACTTCAGCTGCGGCAAGAACTGCGAGGTGGCGCGCGCGTTCATCACCATCTCGCCCGGGCTCAGCCACGCCGGAATCGTGTCCGTGCCCTTCGGCCCCCCCGGGAAACCATCCGACAAGCCGCCCGTGGACCAATAGACAGGATTCAGGTAGTCCATGACCTTCGGGACGTTCAGATGGCCAGTCCCCCCCGAATTTGACGACCAGAAGCCCTGATCTTCTCTAGGCCGCTGCGGTGTCGGCTGCGCGCTGTGTCTGGTGTCCATGTCGCCGAAACGGCGACCAGTCCTCGGGTTGACCGGAGGCAACGGCGGCGAGTCCGGAGCGGCCTCCCCGGGACGTATCGGAGGCCGCGTGAAGGCTTGCCGCAGAAGCGCTCGCTTCTGATCCGCGTTCAGATCACCAAGACCATCCGACGGAGCAGCGGGTGCTGGCCCAGGCGCAGTATTGACCGGATACCAGTCCTTGTAGAAGTTGTGCGCGGCAACCCCATCGGGTCGCTTGGGGCCGGTGGGACGTTCTGGCGTTAAGCCGGCAAGTAGTGCTTGGGCGCTCTCCCGGCCAGCCATCCCAGCACCCCAGTCGCTGCCGCTTGGGTTACCCTGCAGGATGCGTGCCGCGATGATCGCTTGCTGCTCAGGGGTGGAGTCGTAGACACTTCCTTGTCCCCCATACCTTTTCCATGTGTCTGGGGTGATCTGGAAAATGCCGAACGCTTCGTTGCCACCCGAGTTAGAGTCGGTGATTTCCTGCGTGATATTGCGGCCGCTCGACTCACGCTGAATCAGATGTTCCCACGCAGGGTTCGACGAATGCCAAGACCCATCAGCGGCCTGGTATATCGGGACACCACCTGAGCCGCCCGGCGTACCGGCAGCCGCGCCGAGGTCAGGCGTGGGAGGCGCACCGAAGCCGAATGATCCGCTGGAACTGCCGGGGAACGAGCCAGCCCCAGAACCGGCGCCCCCACCGAAACCGCCAATCCCCAAGCCGCTTCCAGTACCAGCTGCACCGGGACCGCCAGGTGCACCCGGTGCACCGGATGCCCAGTTGGTGACAAAGACCGGGACCACCCCCGATCCAGCACCGCTGGCACCGGGGATTGCGCCGAGCGGACCGCCGGGACCTTCCGCGATGGCGCCTAGACCATCTGGGGAATGCCGGCCATGCTTGCCATGTCGGGAGTGCCGACCCGCCTTGCCGCCCGCACCGTCAAAATCTGGAACACCGCGAAAGGCAGCCACTTCCAGCGGCCCAAGAACCAAATCCTCGAGGAATCCGACAGCATTGCGGGCCAGGCCCGGCAGACCGCCCTGCAGCCAGTTGTCATCGAGCTTGACGGGCATCCACGGCTCTTGCGCTCCGCTGCCGCCTTTGCCTTTCCCATTGATCCCGGCGAGCTCGCGGTTGATTTCGTCCAATTTCTTTTGGAGCCAGGGAATTTCCCCGCGCCGCACCGGATCGTTCGAGGCGCGGTCGTCGGCGAGACGGGCCTGGATCTCGTTGGCCTCGGTTTGAAGCCGCTCAATCCTCTGCAGGTCTTCGTCGAGCGGGTCGGTGTCCTTGTGCTTTTTGCCGTTGCCGCCACCACCGCCGCCGCCCGCGTAGGGCGTGTCCGGCGCCTCGGGCTGCGACATGCCAGGGACGGGGGCCGTGAGATCGGACGTGGGGGGTGTGACGTCGGGCTGCGGCACCACGGGCACCGGCCCGTTATCGGGGGTGGGGTTGTCGGGGGCGGCGACGTCGTGGTCGCCGCTGAAATACTGGTCCCAGATGCCATAGGCGGCGCCACCAATGCCGCCGATGGCAGCGCCGATACCAGTGCCGATACCGGGGATGACCGACGCGATCGCGCCGCCGGCCAGGGCCATGTTGCCCGCATCGGAGGCGATGACACCCAGCTTGTGCGGGTTGGTGTTCTCCCTGGTGTTCGCCTGCAACATGTCGCCGCCCACCGATGCCGCCATGCCACCTACAGCCGCCAGGGCGCTCTTGGCTCTCCCCGCGGCGCTGATCACGCGGCCCATTGCGCTGACTTCGGTGTTAGCGGCAGCTGCAACACCTGCTGCACCGGCCTCCGCTGCGGCGCCAGCGCCACGTAGCTGCGCATTCGCCTCAGCGGCTGCCGTTTTGACACGGTTCTGCGCGCCCACATCTTCGGTGGCAGCGTCCATGACTCCGGTCGAGCCGGCTCGGGCGGCGGCCCCGGCCTGGCGTAGCTCCTGGTTCGATTGGTAGACGGCGTCTTTGACGCGCTGCTGCGCACTCTGCTCTTGGGTGGCGGCGCGCGTGACGTCGAGAGCACCGGCTTGGGCGGCCGCCCCGGACGCGCGCAGCGACGTGTTGGTCTGGTCGACAGCCACCGTGGTGCGCCCGACGGCGTTCCGGAATTCCTTGACCGTGTTCACCAGGCCGGTGGCCAGCTTCATTCCCAGGAACAGGCTAGACAGGACGGTGACGTCCTCGATCAGATCCTTGACCAGTTGGCGGTGCTGCTGCATCCAATGAACGCCGGTCTCAAGGGATTTGACCCACTTGGTAGCGGTCGGCAGGAAGTCCTCGCCGAACTCGATCTTGAGCGCATCCACCGACGCCTTCAAATCTTTCCATTGGGCGTTGAAGTTCTGCTGAGACCGCTTGTACTCCATGACATCCCCATTGGGATCGGCGTGAGCGTCGGCGATCTCCTGCCGATGCTTCACCGCATCGGGATTGTTCTGGTCGGTCACCTGCAACATCGTGCGCGCATTGTCCTGGCCACCGACCGCGGTCTGCAGCGCTTGCATCACGCCCAGCTGGTCGGTGTTGAGGCTCTTTAGAACTCGGTTGAATCCCTGATTGTTCTCGTGGGTGTTCAGCCACTGATCAACGATCCTGGCCTCGGTAACCCCCAGGCCCCCACGGCTTTTGCGGAATTCCTTCTGAGACAGCTGCCCCTGCATGATGCGGTCGGCGACGGCCTTCTCACTCGGGCTGAGCTTGCCGTACTGCTCGTGCTCCAACGCCTGCGACGCCGGGTTGTTCTCGAATGCGTCCAAGATGACGTTGCCGTTAGGGCCAAGACGTCGATCGACAGCGCTTCGGATCTCTTGAGCCGTCCCGATATACCCCTTGGACCTGATGTTCTGCGGGATCTCGCGTGGGTCTAAACCGATGGCCGCCAACATCTCTCGCTGCTTGGGCTGAATGTTGCCCAGCGACGACAGAGCGTGGTTCAGGTTATCGCTGGCCTGATCGGCGTGCATCCCCGACCGGGTCAACATCCCTAACGTGGCCAGCAGATCGTTAAGACTTTCACCGACAGCGGCCGCCGTAGGCTCCACATTGTGCAAAGCGCCAGTGAATTCGGCGAACGTGGTCTTGCTCAGCCGTACTGCCTCGATCATCTTGGAGGTGACGTTGGCGGCCTGGTCAGCTCCGAGATGGTAGTCGCCCAGCGTGGTGGTGACCGCGTTAGCGGCCTCGTCCAGACCGATGCCTTCCTCCGCGGCGCCCTGCGCGGCGGCCTTCATCACCGTGAGCGCCTCAGCACTGCGGTATCCGGCCTGCTCAACCTTCAGCATCCCCGTGGCCAGTTCGGTCGGGTTCCAGCCCGTAGCGCTCGCAAGGCTCATCAGACCGTCGTGAATGGTCTTCAGATTCTTGGGAAGTTCACCGCCAACTGTTTCCAGCCGAACCAGCTGCACCTGGAAGTCGCCGGCCGCCTTGGTCGCATCGACTGCGGCGGCAACAAATCCGCCCACGACACCCGCAGACGCAATGGTCGCAGCTTTGTGGAAACGGCCGATGGCGGCGGTCGACCCTCCGACAGCGTTAGTTAACGCTGTGTGCGCCGCCGTCCCGTCAGCCATCGCCGCCACATGGTCGCGCTGTGCTTTGGCGGCCCGCGCGTTCGAGTCCGCCAACGCCACATTCGCCGCGGCCGCCCGCGAACTGTCCGCCCCATACTTATCGGTGACCTCATTGAGGCGGCGTTGGGCCACTTCCACCAAACCCAACGCCCGGACCTCACGCCGCGCAGCGTCCTCCTGCACATCCGCAGCACGCCGCGCGGCCTGCTCCAACCGCAGAAACTCTTGCCGCGCCCCACTGCCATCTAAGGCCCCGAACGCCTTCGACAACGACGAACGCAAACCATGTGAGATGTCGTTGCCGACCTGGGCGAACTCATCGACCAGGCGCCGCGACGCCGCCATCATCGCACGCTCATCGAGACGGGAAACAACGTCCAAATACACTGGCATCGTTACTCACCCGCCTCCCGTGCGTCCGTATAGGCCTTTGTCGATATGGCTTCTCGCCTTCGCGAGCCGATCATCACGCTGCCGGCGTTTGCGGCCGGCCAGCGCCTCGTGCAGCGGCTCCATGAGCCCGGTCAGGTCCGGGGTCGAATCGCGGCCGTCGTTGCGGAGCATCACCAGCTCCCGCACATTGCGGGCCGCCACCTTCTGATCGCGGGTCCAGTCGACGTATTCGGCGACCACCGCAACATCTTTCGGTGGTCTCCCGAAGCCGGGCATCAGCAGCAACTTGCCCTTGAGTTCCGGGTCATCGCCGCGGTACTCGACGATCCGGAACGTGCGCTCGGAAGCCTCCTTGAACCGCGACGTCTCCGGTAAACCGTCGAGCAGCTCGAGCAGCTCCCGGCTCGACATCACGCCTTGATGCCAATCCCGGATGTGACAGCCCGGGTAATAGCGGCGTAGGTCAGACGCTATCCGGTTCGGCCACCACCGCCACAGCTTGATCGCTTCCAGCACTTTTCGAGTCCTGCTTGCGCCGATCCGCGATCTGCTTGTTCATCTTCGCCCAGATGAACGACACATCATTCGCCCGGCCGCCCGCGGCTTTGAACGCCTCATATCGGTCACCGAAGATGGCCTTGGCCAACTGGATCTGGTAGTTCTCCACCAGCACCGGATTGCCATCTTCACCGGTTTTGCGGGCCGGTTCTTTGATCATGCCGCGGGTTTTCACGGTGCCGTCCTCGTTGAGGACATCGTCGTGTCGTTCCCACGACTCGGTCTCGAGCTGCAGCTGGTCGTACCGCTGCTGCTGATCATCGTCGAGCAGGCTCGGGTTGGGGATCTCGAACACTTCCCCGCGGGGGGTGCGGATCTTCTCGCTGGCGACGTAGCCGAGGTACTGGGCGGCTTGTTCGCGGGCAGCCTCGAACGAATCAAACTCAGGCACAGGTGTTTTCCTTGCTGCGTGGGGCGGTTGCGTGGGCATCGCCGGGGCGAGCGGCCCACGCAAGCGCGTCGCCCCGGCGATGAATGAGGTGTTACGAAGCGGTCGAGGTGAACGGCGCCGACACCGGCGACGTCACAGTCGCATTCGTGCCGGTCGCGGTCACCTGCACCGCGTTGTAGGTCGTCGACGCGGTCAGCCCGGAGATTTTCACCGTGGTCAGATTCCCCGACACCGTCGGCGTACCCGACAACGTGGCGGCCGTGAACGCGCCGCCCGCGGTCTGCTGCAGCGCGACGGTCCAAACCGGGGATTCGATGTCGATCGGGGTGGGCACCGCGATGTTGGCGTCCAGGCCGGTGATCGGAGTAACGACAGGGGCGGTCGTCTCGAAATTGAGGTTCCCCGCACCGAGCCATTGCGAGCCGGCCCGGCAGATCCACATCGACTTTTTCGTGAACGGGTCCAGCATCGGCGTGTAGTCCAGCGGCATCGAGTCCGCGGCCTTGCGGTCCATCGCCGACTTGCCCTTTTTGTCGGTGACGCAGCGCGGGAACACGCGGGCCAAAAGGTTCGCGTCGGTGTCGATCCCGATCATCACGATCACACGCTCGACCGGGACGTCACCACCACCGCGCGCCACCTGATAGCCCGGGGTACCCAGCACAGGAACGTTGACCAGCGGCAGCTCGTACTGCAGGCAGTCGACCACGGGGTTGGACTCGATCGGGGTGAAATGCACCTTGTCGTCGAGCTTGGTGATCACCCCGCGGGTGGAGCGCACGTACTGCGCTGACGGGGATCCCGTCACGGTCTCGTCCAGGGTCCACTCCGCGTCGTCCTCTTTGAGCATCCCGGGGCTGTAGAAGCCCTGATTGGGACCGGGCGAGTCGAACAACAGATCCTGCCGGATCGAAATGTTGTCCGCCGCAAACGGAGTGAACAAACCAGCTGTTCCCAGGCCGACTGACGGGGATGCCAAGTTGAACACCCCGGTCGGGTCGTAGTCACGGGCCAGGACGTGCGTGACTTGCCAGAACCGCTCGTTGAGCGGGTTGAGGCTGTCTTCAAGAACTTGCGCCCAAGTGCCACCAGTTGCGGGCAGTCCAGTCATATCACTTTTCCTCTCATGCGGGAAACTGCCCAGCCGGATAGCAGGGCGCGCAACAGAATTCGTGTTGCTTTATCTAGGTTGGAAACGTAGAAGCGCGTCGTAGCGCCCCAGGTAGCGTTTGATGAACGGGTCGCGGTAGTCGGCGAACACCGGCGACATGTTCGGATCTATCCAGCCGCCGGCAGTGCGGCCGTCATGCAGGGTGACCAGGTCCCCCGGGGTCTGCGACAGCAGCAGATCATCAGCTGCCCAGGCGGCGTCGCTGGCCTGCGCGCGGCCCATCTCCGTCGCCCCGTCGCCCTGAGCCAGGGTGTGCACCGACACCGTGGCCTGCAACAGAAACCGGTCCGAATGATTGACCACCGACGTCACCACATAGCACGGCAACGGAGTCGACTGCGTACGCTCAGGCCCCACAGGCAATCCCAGCGGCATCAGCTTCAGGATGATGAACTGCTCAGGGGGCGCCGGGCGCCCGTAGTCCAGACTCACCGGCGCCGTCCGCGCCGCGGCCCGCGCGCCGCTTTGAACGCCGCCGATCGCTCCGCCCGGGCCTGCTCCACCGCGCGGCGCTGCGCCGCGATGTGATGCGCAGCAGCGCCGGTCGCGGTCATCTTCTCAAGCCGTTCAAGTTCGCCGCGGAGCTTGCCCTGCGCGTGCTGCACACCCTCATCAATGATCGGGCCCGTCCCGCCGAAGTACTTGGCCGTCTTGGCGAAAATCGCGTCCTCCGGGAAATGCCGGGTACCGACCTCTTGCCACAACGCGATCTTGTCGTCGGAGCCCACCCGCAGATGCCCGGGCTTTCCGGTCGTGCGCACCGTGATCGAATCGCGGAAGTCGCCCGGCTCGCCCTCCGGCGGCGACTCCCGACGATCATCACGCCCGGTCTGGCCGAACACCGCCGCCAAACCTCGCGCATGGTCGCGGACCTTCACCGCGAACTTGTGCAGCTCGTGCTCAATCTCCACGCTGTGCAGGCCGGCGGCGATCTCCGCTTCGATGCCCATCATTGGTACCAATCAGGTCGTTGGTGGTCGATGCCGGAATGCGTTGGTGGTCGACTGCGCCAGTCCCGTAGAACACGGCGCGCGCGCCACCGTCGGCGCGTCCAGCGCATCAGCCCCCCTGCCATTCACACACGACCCACGCATAGACGGGCAAGCCGTCGATGTCGTACTCAATCTCCGGCAACCCCTGCACCTTGTAATTCCGCTGCGCCTGAGCATCATTCACGCGGACCGGCTGAATCCAATTGCTGTTACCGATCACCGCCGGCACCGGCACACCGTTGGCGTCGAGCACCGGGCTACCCGACGCGTCGACCGTCGGGATACCGATGCCCGGCAGGTACGGCAGGAACGCCCACGCCCGCTCATGGCTGGTGACGGTGTCGGTCTGCTCCTCGACCGGGCCCCGAGTGTACGGCTCGAACGTGCATCCGTACACCCACTGCACAACAACCTTGGCGGTGACCGCCTGATTCAGCGAATCGGTTGTGCCGGTGGCCTGTTCGGACACAATGCCGAGGGTTTCCCCACCGGGGTACTCAGTCACGAGTTGTAGTCCCAGTAGTCATACCCGGCGTTCTGGTAGCTCTCAGACCATCTTGTGGGCCAACCGGCGTCTTCATCGTTGGCGTAGAAGTCGTCGGGCTGGCATGACGTCATCGGCAGCGCGCGCAGCGGGATTCCCAACAGCAGCTTGTGGTTGTCGGTGAACTCGAGCGCCTTCATCGGGTCAGAGAACGATCCGCCGTCCATGCGGTGCCCAGTGGTGCGTGAAAACGATGCCAGCTTGCTGTAACGCTGGTAGCGCACCGCGGACGAAACGACATCCCACACCACAAACTGCGCCGTCGCATCATTCTGCGGCAACGCTTGCCCTTGCGGCCCGTTGGTGTAGATCCACTGCGACGCCACGTTCAGCAGCAGGGTGACGATCGCCTGCTGCTGCACAGTCAGCGGCGGCCCATCCCAAAGAGCTTGGAACCCGGCCACATCAAGGAACGGGTTCATCAGAGGCTCCTAGAAGTCGCCGAGCAGATCGACCAGCTCGTCCTTGGTGAGCGCTTCGAGCTCGGCCGCCGAGTTGCCTTTGGAGACACCGAAACGCACCCACTCCTCTTTCGGAGCGACCTTTTTCGGCTTCTCGATCAGGGCGTCGAGCGGTGCGATCTCGGGGCCTGCGTCGGGGCTGTCGAGCTGCTCGACGAGCCCGTGACGCAGGAAGTGGGCACGCTGCTCGTCGGACAGCCACGGAATCCACGCGCCGCGGTAGCAGTGGTGCAGCTTGCCGGTCTGGTCCTTGGCGACCACGAGGGGAGCCACGACCCGGTAACCAGCGCTCATACGGATACTCCTGTCAGATTCGGAAAAACGTTGGTGGGCTTGCTGACAGCTATGCAGCGATGCCGGTGATCTCGACGCCGGCCAGCGGCTCGATGATGATCGGCGTGGTCGTGCGCCGGCAGCGGATCCGCCAGCGGTCCTGCTTGTCTTCGCGCATCGTCTTGACCTGAATCATCGACCGGCCGTCGTCGTCGACGCTGCCGTCGGGGTTCTGCGCCCCGGTGTAGCCCGGCGCGGGCAGCCGCTCGTCGACCATCGCCCCGAACACGGTGGTGTCGAGGACCGCGACGTAAGGGTTGCTGGGCAGGTTCGGCGTCCCGAGCCACAGCTTGCCGTTCAGCGTGGTCATCAGCGCGCCCTCAAGTCCGGCGAACACGGGCATCTCGGTCACGCCGCGACTGCCCATGTCCTCGCGCGGAAGCAGAGGCGCCAGCGCCGGGCTCGAGTTGACGACCGCGAACGTCGACAGGTCGCACACCACGGTGTTCGGCCGGTAACCCTGCTTGAGACCGCGCATCTGCTGTTCGGCCATCTGGACGTCGCGCAGGATGTTCGGCTGTGTCGAACCGCTGCCATCCCAGTAGGCCGTCCCGGACGCGGTGCCCCCGGGAGACAGCGCGCCGGCCGCCTGCGTCTGGGTGATCGCAGCGACCATCGCCGACATGACGACCGAGTCGACCTGCTGCACCATCGAGTTGACGAGCTTGATGAACGCCCGCGAGACGACGTCGAAGTTCTGCCGCGCGATCGACTCGTCGTCGATGATGGTGTCCAGGCCCCACTTGACGACGTTGGCCATGTTCGCCGGGCCGGTCGGCACCGCAGACAGCGGGTACTCGCCGCCAGGCGCAACCGACTGCGGCGCGCTGTCAGCGAAAATCGACTCGATCTGCTCGTAGATGATCGACCCGTCGGTGGTGAAGAACTGCCCGGTCAGCACCTTGTTGCCGATGAAAATCTGATCGGCGATGGTCCGCAACGCACGCAACACCATCGTCGGGTCGTTGAGGTACCGGGAAATCGAGTAGACGTCCTGGGTGGCCAGGTTCCCGGTGGGAAAACCAGGAGGATTAAGGATCGGCATCTCGACCTATCCCTTTCTGAACAGTGCTGCGGCGCAGCGTTTGTGGGTATGAAAAAGCCCCCGACAATGCCGGGGGCTTGTGGGCGCGTCAGCCGCGCGTCAGTGCATGAGGCGCACAGTCACCTGGTTATTCGCGGCTGCGCTCAGCGCGACACCGACCGCGTCGGTGTAGACGGTGTCGGTGGCGATCGTCGCCACGGCCCCGGCAGCTGCGGCGATCACCACAGCCCCAGCAGCGATCGCGCCGGAGGCCGCCAACACGTGCACGCCCTCGGTGTACACGGGCACCGGAGCGCCGGACGGAACCGTCTGAGCGGCAACACCGATCCACGCCGAGGTGTTGGTCGTCGTCGGCGACACCGTGTTATTGCCGCTCAGATACACCAACTGCCCCGCAGTGATCGCGGCCCCGGCGGTGAAGGTGAGTTCATCACCGGGAAGAAACAACGGAACGTAGTCACTACCAGCCATTGGCTAGTTCACTCCCTTCTTGCCCAGGCCCAGCTTCGCCATCACCTGGTTGTGGACGTACTCGATGCCCTGATCGGGGCCGTCAGAACCTGCCTCGGCGGCGATGCTGCCGGCGACACCGGCGTGGCCGACCTCTTGGACTGGCACCAAGCCGGGGGCCATCGCCTCGATGTGCTGACGGCCGCCGTCCCGGTCTGTCTTGAGGTAGTCCAGCCAGTGCTGCTTACGCGCGGGCGGGAACTTACCCTGATGGATCGCGGCCATGACGAAACGCTCGTCGTCTTCGGCGATCTGCCGTGCTTCGGCGCGCTGCCCGGCCTCAGCCTTCGCGTGCAATTCCTGATAGGCGGCAGGGTCCAGCACCACGCTGCCCGGAGGCGGCGCGCTGGCAGCGACCTTCTGCTCAAGCTCGGTCTTGGCCTGCTCAGCGTTCGCGGTGAACGTCTCCCACGCCGCGGCGATGGCGTCCTCGTCAGCCGACGCGTCGACACCGAGCGCCTCCGCGAGCTTCTCCGGTAGAGCCACAACAGCCCCTTTCTGTTCGGAAGCCGTTGAGGCTTCGGTCTTTCCGTCGGTGTCGCTGACTTTGACGCCGAATTTCTCTGCAGCGGCCTTGATCTTGGCCAGCACTTCCGCCCGCTGCTTCGGGGTGTAGTGCTCGTTGGCCTTGTTCTTGGTGAGGTAGCCGAGCGCAGAGCGGACCTGCTCAGCGTTGTCGATCGCATAGCGGGGAACGCCGTTACCGTCTTTGGCCTGGTCGCCGTTACGGTCCAAATAGCCAGGGTCGGCGTGATTCTTGGCCGGTGTCAGCGGCGCGTCAGCAGCTTCGATGACGACCGCTGTGCCGCCGATCTCGCCGATCGCGGCGGCGATGTCGGCCTCGTAGAAGTCGGCCACGTCCTGCACCGACTTCAGGTCGCTGATGCCCGGCGCCGTGGCACCCAGAAGCGCGAGGCCGGTGAGCACGAAATCGTGCTTGGTGCCGTCCGGGGCCGTGTAGTCGTACATGCCCTCGATCGACAGGGACGGATACGCCGACGGCATGATCTTCGCGAAGCCCTTCGGGACGCCCAGCAAGTCGCCGTACAGCGTCTCCCCGTCGTCGGAGATCCGCAGGTTGTCGACGAAGCCCATCGCGGGGTCACCAGAGAACCGCTCATCGCCGTGACCAAGCCGGATCGTCGGCTTACGCAACACACCTGACTGGTGCGCAGCCACAGCCGCTTTGATCAGCTCCGGGGTTACCTCGAAATCGTGGCCGGAGCGGACTTTCCAGTTGCCGACCTTCATCAGCTCGCGGTCTTTGACCGTCACCAGATTCACCACAGCGTTATCTGCCCTTCGGGATGGATGGTTACCGGACGGCGCCGAGCCGACGCGGATACCCGCGCGCGTGACGAGAACGGCAACGCAGGGGCAGCTGTCGGGATCGGCTCAGTTATCGCCGGCGCCTCAGGTTTCGGATACTGCTGGTCGTTGGCCTCCTGCAGGTCCGGATCAGGCGCCGGCAAGCCCATCTGCTGCCGCTCGAACGCCTCGAGCTCCGGGTCGGGCGTGATCAGCCCAGCACCAACCAGCATCTGCAATGCCGCCGCGGAAGCGTCCTGCCGCGAACCGATCTCATCGACCGTCAACAGCGGGCAGCCCTCGTCGACACCGAAGTTGATGTCGACCAGATCCTCGACCACGTGCGCCTGGGCGGTGTCGCGGATGTCGTCGGCGACCTGCTGCACACCCTGACTGAACGTGTCAGCCTGCACGCTGGCCAGCGCATAGGAACCGCCGCGGTCCAGATTCAGGAAATGCGCCAACGCCGCCAACGCCATCTGCTTGTCGTGATACTCCACGGCCTGCCGGATAAACCCCGACGGCAGGTTGCCCTGGACACCAGCCAACTCGAACGCGGTGCCGTAGGGCAGCGCCACACCAGCGGTGTTGCCGCCTCGATACTGCTGCGCGATGTCCAAATACGGCTGCAGATCCGCGCTGCCGATCGCAGCCTGCGACACCGACTCCGGCGCCGTCACCACCGGCACACCCACACCATTACGGCGCGCGGCCGTCGCCTCGATGCGGATGAACTCATCCTTGAGCAGCCAATGCTTGTACGCCGGCCGCAGCAGACTGTTCCCGACCCACACGCCAGGGTCAGGATCACGGACGTACACCACCAGCCGGTCGACCGGAATCCACTGCGCCCACGTCATCCCGACGGTGGTATTGCCCAACGGCGCCCCGAACGACGTGCCAGGCGGCCACTGCTGAATCCCTTGAAGGCCACCGTCGAGCGCAACATCCCAAAACGCGATCGTGCTCGACGGGCGCGGCGCCAACTTACGAAGATTCGCGCGTCCCTTGTCGTCGATCCGATAGACCTGCTCAAACACCTGATGCCCAAACAACAAGTGACGCAATACCACCTGCAGATGCTTCGACCACGAAAACCGGTCACGGGTACGCGGTTTCGGCTTCGGATCGTTATCCCCGGCGATCGGCAAACCTAGATTCGCCGCCACGAACTCGACGACCTCATCCCGAGCGCCATTCGGGTCAACACGCCACGGCGTCAACTGCACCGGCAACGCGATCGCGTAATACACACTCGCGACACGGGAATCCTCCCGCCACATCCGCGTATAGGTCCGAACACTGTTGGGCCACAACAGCTCCGGAACCTGCTCGAACATGTCCCACTGCGAAAACGCAGAGAGCATCCCCGGAAATGCGTTAGTAAAGCCCAATTCCTTAGTGAGCGCGGACATTTTGCGCTGCGAAAGCGTCAAAACTGTCCTCCTCACTAACTAAAACGGGGCGGTCATAGGGTCAAAATCGGCCTCGAACGCGTCCCCTGAAGTCATTTCCGGCTGAGCCGACATCGGCGGCGGCGTGTTCTTCGGGGGCGCCGAGAACTCAAGTAGCCCACCGTGAGCCAGCGTCGTCGCCATCAGCTGTACGATTTGCGGTCCATCCCACGCGTACCGGCCGCCCGGCCCCGGTAGATCGCGTTTGACCGCGCTCGTCACCGATTCGGTGAGGATCTGCTGCCCGGAGTGGCTGATCTGTTCGGCGTCGAACGCTTCGTAGAAGCCTGCGCAGTACAACGCCAGCTGCGTGGTGTTCGTCATCACCGGTTCGATCCCGGCCTCGATCAGGTACGGCTTGAGCACCGCGGCCGGTGACCGTTGGTCGATCACCAACGCGTCTGGATCGGCCTCGGTGATGATGTCGACCAGGCGCTCGGCCACCGACGTCGGCGACCCGCTGCCGGACCAGCCGATTTCGACGTGCGCGCCGCCGCCGCGCAGATGCTGCGCACCGCCGATCGCCCACGCCTTCGTGACCGGTGACCGGTCCACCCCCAGCACCCGCGGATACTGGTTGAACAACTCCGGGGACTCGTCGCACCGATCAGCCCACGCGTCTTCGGTGAACACCTTCAGCGCGTTCTCGCCGACGGGCGGCCAATCACCCCAGCCCAGGACCTCGACCTCGAACGACTTGGAGCTGAGCTCCGTCAGCAGCTTGCGGACTTTCGCCTCGGTCTGGATCACCCCGTACGAAGGGTTGGCCAGTCGCCACGTGGCGGGATCCTCACGCAGGCGGCGCCGCTGCCCATCCGGCAGACCGTCGGGCGGCGCCGGCGCGGCGTACTCGGCGTAGTACAGGCCGCTCCGTCGCGCGCCGGCCTTGATGGCCTGCAGCGCCCGGTCCCGAATCAGCGCGAGCACATGGCCGTTGGCGTGGATCTCCTGATTCACCGCCGACGACAGATAGACCGTCTGCGGATTCTTGGCCGCCAGCTGCGTCGGGCTGATCGCCGACATCTCGCTATCCGTCAGGTTGTACGCCTCGTCATAGAGGACCAGGTCGATCTCATCGGGCCCGCGGAAGTCACCAGACCGCGTGATGAACATGACGACGTTCTCGCTGCCGTCGTCGTGACGGACCGTGAACCCGGCCACGCCCTGCGAGCACAACCAGCCGAACGCCCGCCGTTTGAGCGACGGCCGGCTATTGATCAGCTTCTTGATCCGAAGATAGATCGCTTTCGCGGTGATCCAGCGCTGCGCCGAATACACGATCGTCTCGCGACGCGCGAACGCCCCATAGACGATGCGCAGCTCAGCCGCCGACAGCGTCTTGCCGTTCTGCCGCGGCGCGATTACCACTGACGTCGGGTGCGTGAACAGGCCGTCAGGTTCCAGCGTCAGCACGCCACGCAGCGTTGCCTCTTGCCAAGGCAGCTGCGCCTTCCGAACACGGGTCGCCAGCGTGATCGCCTTCTCGGCCTCCGACTGATCACCGTCGTCGACGAGCAGATACTCAGGCTCCTGGCGGCCAACCAGCGTCGGCCACTCCGGGAAACTCGGGACGTCGAAAATCTCCGCGTCGTCGTCGACGTTCGGATCAGAGATCAGCGAGGTCGTCATCTTCGGCCGGTCCCATCGGAAGGGCTGCGCGCTGGCGGTGAATCTCGGCCATCAAGTGCCGCAGTTCCACCGTGAGCTGTCGTGCCTCCCGCAGCGCGTTGTCGATACGCACCTCGAGCACCTGGTCCCGGTTGACCCGGACGTGCATCCAGGCGGACCGCTTGCCGTTGAGCAGCTCGGTGCACTTTTCCAGCCAGTCAGCGGTGTGCGCGGCCCTTTCGATGAGCAGCCGGATCGAGAACGGGTCGCCGCGGCGGCTCAGCTCCTGGGTCAACCGCTGCCCCGCGGTGCGAGGGGTGCTTCTCCGACGCGTCGCCGGTTTCGGGGCATCGTTTTGGCTGGTCACACGAATTTTTTCGCTCCGTACACACAAAAAAGCGACGGGCAGGCGGTCGCGGAGACCCCCCTCCCCCTTGATTTTTTGGTACCCCCCGGGGGTGTGGGTGGTGCGGCCGTGGGCATGGTGACCGGCGACCGTGGGACCGGTCGCATTGAGACCCTGTAGGTGTTAAGGCCACGCCATGACTCGGTGACCGAGGTCGGCACCGGTGGGTTTGGTGCGTTTTCCGGTGAGTGCGGGGCGTAGGTGGTCACGTGTTCCGTCTCCGCGTTCGCTGTTGCATGGGCCGTGGAGTAGGCGGTCGGCGAGTGTGCCGCCGGCTGACCGTGGTGTGGAGTGGTCGCCGGATAGTCCTTGTGCGACGTACATCGGTTCGCCGCACCACCAGCAGGGCGTTCCCTCGATGTGTTGGCGTTTGAGGTGTTCGACTTGCTGTTTGTGGCGATATCCGAGGCCGCGTTGTGTGGTGGTTCTGGTGTGGCGGCCGGGCACGGCTCAGGGTGTGTCTGGTGTGTCGACGACGATGGTCATGACGAGGGTCTTGTGGTCGCGTTTCTCGACGGTGGCTGTCGCTGGTAGCCGGTTGCTGGTGGTGATCCACCGTGCGAGGTATTCGATGAACTTCTCGGCCTGGCGGACGGTGAAGTTGCGTGTGGCTTCGTGGTACGGCATCAGTTGCGACAGGATGGGCGGCGGCTCGAACGCTTGGCTCATGAGGCGTACTTGCGGTCGAGTAGCTGCTGATAGCGCTCGCTGTCGGTGGTGACCACAGATCCGTCGTCGTCTATCTGTAGGTCGGTGATTGGGCAGCTGCAGAAGTACTCCCATCCGTCGACTGTCACGGCGGCGGCGCAACCGTCGCTGTCGTGCGTCGTGCGGGGGTGCGGGCATTGCGCGCACTGTGGATCGTTCATTCCCAGCACCTGTGGTCGAGTCCGATTGCTTCGATGCCTTGCTTGTAGAGCTTGGCGGTGAAGTGGTCTGGCCGGTTGGGGTCTGGTTTGAGGTCGGTGAGCGTGTGTATGGGGCCGGCGCAGTGTGCGCAGTGCGCGGTTGCGACGAGGTAGGGGCCGAGGTTGTCGGTTGGTGCTGGGTCGGCGTTGTGGCTGATGGTGTAGCCGTTGGCTTCGAGTACGTGGACGATCGCGGCGCCGACGTCGAGTGCGCGGCGGGTGATCTGTTCGGCCATTTCCGGGGAGTGTCCGACGGTGCTGTGTGAGAGCAGCCGGTAGCGGACGGGTCGACCGTCTGGCCCGGGGATCTGCAGGTTGTGCAGGTTCTCGCCGATGATTTTGGCGGCGTCAGGACGTGGCATCGTCGCTGCTCTGTCTGGTGTCGCCGACGTTGCCTGCGAGTGCGCCGCTGAGTGATGCGGAGAGCAGGGTTGCGGTTTCGGTGGTGATTTCGCGGACAGCGTCGGCGATGCCGTCGAGGACGGCTTGTTTGGCGAGCGCGCGGAGGTCGGTGGCGACTTTTTGGGCGGATTCTTCGTCGAGCTGGGCTTGGACGTCGATTTGCATAGCCATTTGCGTGGGCCTTTGCTTGTGGGGAAATGAGAAACGCCACGCGTTTCGGCGTGGCGTTGAAAGGGGATTTTGGGCGCGTTGAACGCCCGTCAGTGGTTCATGGTAACACCACGAATCACATTCGTGTGATTAGGCGGAGATCAATTGCTGGGCGCGTTGGTGGGACATGCCGAGCACTTCGCCGACGTCGCGGACGGCGACGCCGTGGGCAGCGAGATCGCGGGCGAGTTCCTTTGCCTCCTGTTGCGCCGCTGTGGCGTAGCGTTCGGCGAGCTGGCGGTCGTTGCGTACCTTGTCGGCGCGTGTGGTGACGTCGATGCCGTCGATGGCGATGCTGATGCGCACGCTGACTTCGGAGGGTGCTTTGTCTGTGACGGTGCAGATGAAGTCGAGGGCTTGGCCCGGTACTTCGGAGAGCCGGCGGGCTTGGGTGGTGTCGGTGAGGTTGATCGCGCCGTCTGCGTCTTTGTAGCCGTGGAGTTCGGGAACGGTGATCATCCACCACCGGTCTTCGCGGGTGACGTTCACTTGGTAGGTGTGCATTATGCGTCGTCCTCCTTGCAGTCGGTGTCGCATTGGTTGAGTGCGAGGTCGATTTGGCGTCGCACTCCGGGGCTGATGGTCTTGTGTCCGGTGTCCACTGAGACTTTGTAGCGGCCGTGGGGGCAGGTCCAGATGGTGTGGCTGCCTTTGCCGTCACGCTTGGTGAAGCCTGCGTTCTTGAGCTGCTTGACGATTTCTCGGGTGGGCGCCGGTGCGATCATGACTATAGTCTAGCGCGCTAGTCGGTTTCTAGTCAAACTTACTAGACGGCAATCCACGCAGGTAAGGGGCCTAACTGGCAGTGAAAAAGCCGAGAATGCCGCCTTATGTCAGCCTGCGCGCCAATCGGGTGAGGCATGGTCTGCGTGACACCACACTTCTACAGGATCGCCTTCAACCCGGACGGTGATGATCCGAACGTCGTTCAAGTCTGTTATCGGCTCACCACATTTGAAGCACTCGGGGTCATCATTGGCCGCGTCGATGATCTGCTGGACGCCGCGATTGAGTCGGTCGGCGCGTATTGCTTCGCAGGTTCCGCAGGTGCAGTCGCTCATGTCGTCCTTTCGCCGATAATCGGGCGCTCAGACTTCGCGTGTCCAAAACAGATCTGACGTCTTGATGGTCACGACCGGAATGCCCCCTGATGGCTGCGGCAGCGGTTTACGCCAGCGCCGAGGGGTCAACCAGCGGACGGCACGTTGCCGACGAGACAGCGGCGGGGGAGCCACGTATGGCTGCGTAGAGTGGGTGATGCTCTCGACCGTCTGTGTCCAAATCTCATCACCGCGCTTGTAGGCGATCTTGGAACCCGGTTGAATGTCGGGCGCGTAATCCCACGGATGTTCACTCATTCCGGTCTCCTTTGCTGGGTCTACTGATAATCGGGCGCTACGCCGTGGCTTCGCGGACTGTGACGAGCCGCATCGAGTGGCCTTTGCAGCACGTAGGCCACCCCTTGCGGAGGTTGTTGGCGAGGTCACCAACGCCTCGGCGCTTGCCGCAGGTGTCACATTCCAAATGGCTGAGTGGCGGCATCGCCTCGGCGATCTCTTCGTGGATTGTCATGTTCGCTCCGTTCGCTGATAATCGGGCGCTACGTCGCGTCATGCTGTTTTGGCCTTTCCGGTTTTGCGGTCCATGGCGCGTTTGATTTTGCGGACGTCAGCGAGGCGGTATTCGGGTGTGTCGTCGGTGCTGTGGCGGGTGAAGACGCGGCGTCCGTTGGGTCGTACCCACATGGCGGGTTTGAGTTGTTTGTCGCGTATCCAGCGGTTGAAGGTTTGCCAGTGGATGAATTCGTCGAGTTCGCCCATGATTCCGGTTGTGTAGCGTTCGGCGTCGGTGCGTTGGTTGCCGATGAGGACTTCGCGGGGGAAGGTTTTGTTGTCGGCGTTGTTGAGGGTGCGGTTGTAGAGGCGTTCGATGTTGTGGACGGTGCGGCACAACGGGTTTGAGCAGGTGACCTCTAGTGCGTCGCGTGGGGCGTAGAGGGCGAGTCCGCAGATTTTCCGGTCGATCATGGTGTCGCATTGGCCGCAGAACCGTGGCGCGGGTGGGCGGTTGATCACTTTTTCGATGTCGTCGACGAGGTGTTTGATCTGTGCGAAGCAGGCGCCGGCGTCCGGGCGTCGCGCGATGGCGGGGACATTGCCGGCGAGGGCCAGCGCGAGGTCTGATGTGGTGGTCAGCTGTTGCATAGCGGGCAATCCTGTTCGCCGAAGGGCCATTCAGGTTCAGGCCCGGGCGGCTCCCAATCTGGCGGGAATGCGACGGTGGTGATGCCGTGGATTCGGCCGCAGCACACGCAGTGGCAGGCGGTGCCGATGAGCACCTCGCGGCGACCGATACGTGGCCAGCCGTTGAGCCACGGTTGCGGCGTGCGCATCGTTTCCGGCGATGGCGGTGGCGGGGAGCCCGGCGCGGGTATCTTTCGCAGTTCCCGTTGGCGTGCACGCTCAGCCATTCGCGCCTCCCATGAGTCCTCTGCGTTCATCCTGGTTTCTCCATGCTCAGCGTTTCGGTGTGGGTGTTGACGACCGCGACCCAGTTCATCAGGGTTTCGTGCAGGTTGTCGAGGAGTTCGGATGGGCTACCACGCCATTGTGTTTCGGCGGTGGCGTTGGGGTCGGGGCCGAGGCGAACCAGCAGCGGGGTGGTGCGTTCGTTGGATCGGCGCGCGGAGCCGCCTTTGCGTGTGCGTCCCCAGGCTTCGTCTTGCAGGGCGTCGATACGGCCGGGGGATTGGTGTTCGATCCACCAGCGTCCGCCGCTTTTGGTGCGGCCGCCGACGGCTGGTTCAGGTTCGCCGTGGGTTGGTCCTCCGACCCATTGGCCGACAGCGAGTCCTTGCAGCATTTCGTGGAGGTCGTCTTGGCAGTCCGTGCACAGGTAGAGGTCTGTTTTGCGTTGGCATTGTTGGCATTTGGCCATGCGTCAGCAGAACCTTTCATCCGGGACGTACCAGTCGGGCAGGCAGGATCGGCGCAGGTGGGTGACGAGTGGGATGGCGGCGACGTGCAGGGTGCCGTTGTCCCATCGGGCTTCGGTGTAGACGTAGGCGAACGCGGGTTGGTCTTCGATGGTGAGGACCCCGCCGCCGGTGATCCCTTGAACCAGGGTGTCGCGGAATTCCGGCGTCAGGCCGGTGATGGTGAGCACGATGCCGTCGACGAGTTCACTGGGCCGGATGACCTTGTGGGTCAGGTCGCGGACGGTGGGTAGCGGGATTTGGTGTTCCGCGATGGTGGCGACAGCGCGGCCGACATGCTGCTGGAAACTAGCAGACCACACGTTGACAAGGGTCATCAGTCAGGCCACCTTCCCCACCAGCTGTGCACGTCCCGCACGTACTCGCCAATCCGATAGACGACGTCGCCCATCCATAGCAGCGACCCCCAGTAGCACATGGCGGATTCCTCGAGGCAGCCGTCGTGGTCACTGGGCCGGTGGAAGTTCAACACCACGCGGCTGCCTGGGTGCTGGCCGCGATGAGATTCCCAGATGTACTCGTCGGTGAACAGCTCCACCGGTTCGACGACGTCGGCGCTCATCGCACCGCCAGTTCTGCTGGCCATTGGACGGCGGCCAGGTTCGCGGTGTGCCGTTCCTTGACGGGGAAGGGCATGGGGTCGCCTGCGTGGAACGCTCCGATCGCGGCGAGCGCGAGCGCGTCGGCCTGGTCGTGGTTGGCGACGTGCGTGGTCGGCCACCAGGAGCGGACGGCCGTCAGCACTTGCCGTTTGGCGGCGTTGCCTTTGCCTGTGGCCCATTTCGCGCGGGTCGTGGGGGCGACGACCACGATTGGTATCCGCCGGGCCCGCAGCGTGGAGTACAGGCCCCACCAGAGCCCGGAGCCGTCATGCGTCGACGCGTTGCACGCGCCGTACGCGGGCCCTTCAATCACCGCCAGGTCGATACGGCTGCGCGGCGCGCGCAGCGTGTTCCGTTCGTCGCACTCGTCGGCGAGCACCGCCATCACCGCGCGGCATTCCGAGACGATGCGATCGGAGCGGTGGGCGTAGCTACGGCCGGAGAGTGTGCCGTGGCCGATCGACCGCAGTAACGCCGGCTGGCCGTTGTGCAGGACCGCGATACCGGTATTCGTGAGGCTCGGGTCGATACCAGCGACGATCACAGGCACTCCCCGCGGTGGTGCTCGAAGCACGCGTTGCACAGCGGGGGATACCGGCGCGCGCGGCTGGCGCAAGCGGTGTGCATCAGGTCGTCGTCGACGTATTCGACTTCGTCGCCGGGGCTGATGTGGTCGCCGTAGTCGCAGTCGCCGCTGTTGCAGCGGCCGCCGTATTTCGCGGTGAACGTGCTCACTTCAGCTGGTCCCTGAGCTCGCCGGGCTGCACGCGGGTCACGTTATTCGCGCATCCGTGCGCGACAGCGAAGCGAAGGGCGCTGACCTCGTCAGGAAAGACAGCTTCGACGTGTGCGCCGATGTCCCAGCACCAAACGACCCAGCATTCCCAGATCACGCGTCGATCGCTTTCGTGTCGGCGAGCGCGGCGCGGCACTTGGCGATGCCGCGTTTGTGGATCTCGCTGCGGTCGACGTGGTCGCAGACGATGCCGTTGGGTCGGTAGCCGTCGTCGTCGCAGAGTTCGCAGACGGTCTGCATGGATTCGCGGAGTAGTTCGTCGGCTCTGCGGGCCTCGTACTGCTGCTGGGTCATGTGCCCGTAGCGGGTGTCCATGCATGGGGCGAAGTCGTTCATCGTGCCGGTCCTCTGCCGCGCGGAGCGGCGGCTGCTAGCGGTTTTGCCTCCGTGTTGGATGAAATTCTTGCTGCCCCCCTGCGCGCGTTACCCAACGTGAGATCGTTACGTTTGGTGAGTAGGTGTTTGTAAGTCTGTCTGTCTGTCTGTGCATTGCTTGGAGCATCGCGGAGCATCCGATTGGGCATCCGGTTGAGCAATGCTCGGAGGATGCTTGAGCATTGCCCGGGGCATCTAGTCGAGGTCATGCGGATCTCTCCCATTCTGGTTGCGCCAGCGTTTCTCCGCGGCGCGTTTCGCCTTCTCGCTACGCGCCTTAGCAGCCTCATCGACCGGGTTGTGCCCAGCCCAGTCGTTGATCTCAAACCCATTGCCGCGAGCCGGAATCCACAAACCCGCGTCGGTCGCCGCGTACGCGTCCTTCTTGGTGATGGCGTACCGGCGTAGCGCGCCCTCGCTGAAATAGCCATCAGATTCGGTCTTGCCGACGTGGCACATCATCGAGATATGCGCGACCACAACACGATGCTGGTTGTTGTCGACCAGATCCATGATCTTCGGATGGTCCGGGAACGATGTATCAAGGCGAATCCATTGCAGCCCCACGGGCTTACGACACCTCCCTGTTCGCTGGTTGTGCGGTGCAGTCGGCGCGGTGCTCGTTGTGCACGGCGTGGTAGTAGCCGCAGCCGATGCAGAAGCCCCGGCGGTCGGTCGCGGCGGCGAACACCTGCGCCCACCTGTCACGCGGCTTCGACTCCTTACTCACCGGCGCGCCGATCGCTGCAGCGCGTAGGCGCGGTGCACGTAGCTATCGCGGTCGTCGATCTCGGCTTCGGTGAGTGTGTGGCCGCCGGGGTTGTGGCGCAGCATGATCCCGAAAGCGTGCTGGCAGTCCCCGCAGGGTTCGCCGACAGATGCGACCGGGTTCGGACATCCGGGGATTACGCAGTCGGGGAACATGGCGCCGGTGAGAACAGTCCGATGACGCAGGCGGCGTCGGTGGTGCGCTGTTGGATCGTTGGGAGGGCTTCGACCATCCGTTGCTGCAGTTGGGCCGGCGGGACGACCTGCAGGTGCAGCGTGGTTCGGTCAGCCTCCGCGTCGTATTCGGCTGCGACGGCCCTGTAGAACGCGCCGAACTGATCGGGGCCCATGATGTTGTCGGGGTCGAATTGGCGATGGTCGCCGCGGTAGTGAAGCTGGTCTGGCATGGGTTCTCCGCTTCGGGGTGGCGTGGCCGCGGCGCAAGGGGAATGTCGCCGCGGCCACGCTGGTGAGGGTGGGGGTTAGTCGGCGACCATGCGGATTTCTTCGGCCATCTCACGTTGCCGCCGGATCTCGTAGGAGCCGGGGGCGATGCCCATGTAGCCGTGCTCGGGGTGGCCGAGGTAGGCGGTCGAGCCTTCGGGTACCGAGAGGAGAGCCACGCAGAGACTGCGTGCAGATGGGGTTGACAGGTCGCAGTAGACGGGTCCGTCGGCGGCGTAGATGGCGTGGGTGTTGCCGCCGCTCTCGCCGCGCACAACCGGGGTTCCGGTGGCCGGGACGCCAGTGGTGGCGAGGATGCCGATCGCGGGCCGTACGAGGACGTCGCCCTGGCGCTGCACCCCCGCCAGCACGGGGATTTCGATGTCGGCGATGTCCGCTGCGGTCACGACGTCGACGCCGGTGGCCTCGATCATTTCAGTGGTTGTTGCCATTATCTTGTTTCCTTTCCTTGTGTTTCAGCCCCTAGGTTGCGCGGGCCAGTTCCTTGTATTCACGTTCGGTGAGGTCGAAGGTCCATGCCGCTGCTGCGATTGCGGTGCGGCAATCAGTGGGGATGGTCAGCCCGAAGGTGTGGCGTGACCCGTCGCGTTCGCGGGTGGCGTTGTGGGCCACCAAAACCCTGACAGGAAGGTCTAGAACGTCGCGAGGTACGTCGTAGAGCCGCAACAGCTGCCCCGGATTACCCGGGTCAGGAGCCTCGTCAGCCAGCTTCATGCCGGCGGCGGTGACGAACCGGTCCCAACCCATTCTTTCGATCGCGCAGCGCCGAACCTCGGTGTTGCGTTCGGCCATGATCCGTTCGACATCCCAACCCTTTTCGATCAGATCGGCGGGGACCTGGGTGCCGTGCCACATGTGCAGCCCCCAACCGTCGGACCACGCCACGGCTGGCCCGGTCTCGCAGTGCATCCGGTGAGCGCCTGCGGCTGACTCGATGTGCAGGACGGTGGGTGCGTCGCAGACCATGACGAAGTCGCGGTTGGGCCACCAGTATCCGGCGGATACAGCGTCTTCGTAGGCTCTGGATCGCTCCCAGGTGTCGTCGTCGAGTTGAAGCTGGACTACGTCGCGGAAGTAGGCGATGAACGCGGGCCACCAGCACCATTGGCGACCACCAAAGAGGTTATGCCAGAAGGGTTTAATGTGCGCCGAGTCGACCGCCGAGTCGACCGCCGAGTAGACCGCCGAGTCGACCGCCGAGCCGACCGCCGAGTAGACCGCCGAGTCGACCGCCGAGCCGACCGCCGAGCCGACCGCCGAGCCGACCGCCGAGCCGACCGCCGAGTCGACCGCCGAGCCGACCGCCGAGTCGACCGCCGAGCCGACCGCCGAGCCGACCGCCGAGCGGACCGCCGAGCCGACCGCCGAGTCGACCGCCGAGCCGACCGCCGAGTCGACCGCCGAGCGGACCGCCGAGTAGACCGCCGAGCCGACCGCCGAGTAGACCGCCGAGCCGACCGCCGAGCGGACCGCCGAGCGGACCGCCGAGCGGACCGCCGAGTAGACCGCCGAGTCGACCGCCGAGCCGACCGCCGAGTCGACCGCCGAGCCGACCGCCGAGTCGACCGCCGAGCCGACCGCCGAGCCGTTGTCGGACGGCTCCATGGTGGCAAGAGCTTTCGGCAGTTGACGATGGAGTTCGATCGCTATCGCCGCGAATGGGGCAGCGAACGCGCCGACCATCGGTGAAGAAACCCGGATCACGACACCAGGCCACGGGACGCCGGCGAATTCGTAGCATTTGCGGGCGCCGGCTTCCCATACGGCCCATTCTTCCTCGGTGAGAGGTTGTGTGCGCCAGCCGTATTCGATCCATTCTTGGGCGAACGAGGCCATGCGGTCGCGCTGCTGGGGCGTGAGCTCGGTGATCTTTTTGCGTGGAGCCATGGTCTAGTCGTCCTCCCCGTGGCTGAATTGGGGGTCGAATTCGTTGAGGTCTTCGGCGTCGTGGTCCTCGTCGTCGAGGGCGTCGGGATTCACGTCGCCGGCTTCGTCGAACAGGCCGGGCTGCTGGTCGTCGGTGTTGGGTGGCTGTTTACCGGACTCCCAGGCGGCTTGGATCGTGAGGGTGCGGGTGTAGCGCATTTCGCCGTCTTTGCGTTCGATGGGGCCGTGTTCGGCGGTGCAGCGGGGCCGCACGATGTAGGTGCGGACTTCGCCGACAGCCGGGGGTTCTTCCATCGCGCACGGTGTTGAGCCGAACGCGAGGTAGGCGGCTGGGGTGTCGAGGAGGTCGTCGGGGATGTTGTCGAGTGCGTTGGACGACGCGAGTCCTTCGGGCTTTTCGGTGATGAGACTCATTGTTAAGCAACCTTTCCTGCGTGCGTGAGTGATGACTTGCGTTGACGCGACGATCGCTTTCGATCGCGCATGCACTGTTTGCACATGCGCTTTCGGGGTTGCCCCGGCGGCCGATAGGTGTTGGCGAGGGTGAACTCGTGACCGCTGCCGCAATGGGTTTGGTTCGCACGCGAGTTTCTGCCGTTGCGAACACGGTCGAGTTGATTTTCGGAATCGGTGCCGTAGCGCAGGTTGCTGAGGCGGTTGTTCTCGGGATCATCGTCCCAATGCAGGGTTTCAAGGCCCTCAGGGCATGGGCCGACAAACGCCAGCATCACCAAACGGTGCACCTTAAAGTGCCTGCGGCGCCCGTCTTTTGTGAGCGCAACGGATAAGTGCGTGCGCGGGGTGCCGACGGGGTTCGGCTTCAGCATGCGTCCCGGTCTCAGCTGAGGCGCGGAACCGGGGTGGCCGCACTGTCTTTTGTGCGGATGGGCATAAACGCGGCCGTGGTCGGACACCGAATAAAGGCCCGCGTAGCCCGGAACGGGAAGCCAGTTCTCGCCCGGCATGTTGTCGATCACCGCTGCGGGTCTTGGGCTTGCGCGGTTTCGAGGACGTCGATGAGCACGCTGGCTTCGGCTTTGGTCAGGTCTTTGTTGGAGCGCACCAGGCGGCCGATGTTGACGAGGACCCATTGGAACCAGTCGGCGCGGCCTTCGTCGGTGTCGGCGTAGCCCTCACGCTGGCGCAGGATCGAGAGCTTCTGCAGCTGTGCTTTGGTGATTCCCGACTCGTCGCTGGGATCCGGGGTGTCGTAGCCGGTCTCGTCACCGAGTAGGTCGTCCTGCTGCGGTTCCTCTGCCTGCGTCGTTTCCGGTTTTGAACCATTTTCTGAGGCCGTTTCCGGTTCGTCGAGCAGGTCGTCATCGACCACCGGCGCTGCCGGTGCTGGCTTGGCTTTGACTGCGCGTGGTTGGCGGCGACGCTGCACCGGCGACGTTTCAGCCGGTGCAGCGTCGACCCGTTCAGATTCGACGGCGATGATGCCGTCGAGCAGATCCTCGACGATCAACGATCCGCTGAGTACGTCCGGGAAGGCTTGCTTGACCAGCCGCGAGGTGGCGCGGGCCACGAGCTTCTCAGCCGGGTAAGCGGTGATGTCGATCTTGGCGCGTTTGGCTTGCTCGGCGGTGAACACGGCGCGGTGGGTTTCGCCGGTTTCCTTGCGGGTGCCTTCGACGACGCAGCGGTTGTCGGTGGATTCGACGACACGGAAGGTGTGGCCGGCTTGGATGACGCGGCGCCGCATGAATTCTGCGTAGAAACCCACCCGTCCATGGACGACGAAGATGCTGGCGAGTGCGTCGAGTGGGTCGAGGCCGAGTTCCCAGCCCTTCATCATCGACACCGCAGCCTCGGCGGGTTTGCCCTGCATTTCTTTGGGCACAAAGCTTGTGCGGGACAGGATTTCGGCGGCTTCCCGGCATTCCTTGAACAGGTGCAGCCATTCCCGCATCCGTTCGCCTTGTGTGACGGGTTGGGCTGCTGGTAGGCGTTCGATGGTTCCTGCGTCCCAGTCGGTTGCGGGCCATGCGGGTCGTGTGGCGAGTTCGGTCATTTCGTCTCCTCGTAGGTGATGCGTGCGGTGGACGGTTTTGGGTCGTCGGGTTCGATAGCGGCGCCGATGAGGTCGCGGGAGCTGTTGACGATGTCCCGCATCGCTGCGGCGATCCGGAAGGACTTCATCTGTTCGGGGCCGCTCGTGCAAGGAATGAGTTGCGCGTCATCGGAACTGATGAGGATTGCGCCGCAGCCTTCGACCTCGATCATGGGTTGTTCTTTGCCGTCGGCGTCGAGGTAGAAGTCGGCGTAGCGGTATGCCGCCAGCTGCAACGCGGTTTCGCCGAAGATGCCTTTCTCGTTGGTTTTCGCGTCCAGCAGCAGCCGTCGGCGCTGCTTCTGGTAGGTCACCTCGGCGACGAGGTCGAGCGTGCCGGCGTAGCCGTACCGGTACGAGACGATGGTGGCTTCGACGAGGATCGGATCGACCTCGAACTTGTCGAGGAACCTGACGTATGCCTCGACGTGGCCGCGGAGTTCGTCCGGAATTCCTTGGATCTGTTCGCCTTTCACCAACCGCTCGGCGTAGCCGTGGACTTCGGTGCCGCGTTTCTTCGCCTTGTCGGTGACCGCGTAACGGGCACCTTGAAGCTGCTTGAGTCGCGCGGACGGCTGCAGTTCGGTCAGCTGATCCCAGTTGTCGACGGCGTACTCGGCGGTGGCGTTGGCCGCCCAGTTGATCAGCGCGGGTTTAGGTACGCCGTCGCCGAGCATCGTTGTGACACCGGGGATTCGGTGCCCGTTGGCGTCTTTGTAGTAGTGGCCTTTGGCGGTCTCGATACGGCGCACGGGGCCAGTGAATTTGGCGCTCACGCTGCCCCCTGCGTCCGGTCGCGGGTGATGTCGTGCACGCGGCCCCATAGGGTGTGGACGGGCACGTCGGGGTCGAACCACGCAGCGAAAGCCATGATCAGCTGCGCGGCCTTGGCCGGATGCCGACGGCACAGCTCGGTGAGTGCGTCGAACAGGCGGCGCGGGTCGTCGTCGCGGATCTTCTCCGTAATCCCGAACGCGATGGCGGCGACGTTGTCCAGATCCGGGTCAGGGTTGAAGTCGACACGCTTGCTCATGCGGCGGTGTGCCTTGCGTATCCAGCTGCGCGGCGCAACATGTCGACCACGTCCCCGACAGCGCGGGCAGCGTCGTTGAACTCCGAGACGGTGCGGTACCGCGCCGGGGTGGCGTACCGCGCCGCGGCCATCGCCGCGTCCCGAATCTGTGTGGTGTGCGAGCAGGCGGTGATCGCCGCGACCACGCAGTAACATGGCCGCCCGTCGACCACAGCGACCACCGCTTGGCCCCTGCTCCAACCCTGTTGGATCAACATGCGGGCGTTGAGCAGCGCCGCGACGACCTCGTCGACGGTGGGCGGCACCAGCGCGGGCGCCTGATACAGCAGGTTCCTCACGACACGACTCCCGCCGCCGAGGCCGGGCAGTCGCAGTCGGCCGGCGGGACGATCGACATGAACAGCGCGCCGCCGATGATCAGGAACGCGACCACAATCCACAGCCACCACGGGCCCAGCCACCGGTCGTTCATTTCGGAAGCACCTTCGTCACGACCGGGAAGCTGCCGAAAATGCCGACACGGTAACCGCCGGTCTCGATGTCATACGTCTTGCCGACTTCGAGCAGCGACCAGTTGTCGTAGGAGTTGAAGCCGCCGCCGATGCTGTCCTCGACGTCGAACGCGCCGCACGTCGTCGACACACGTTTGGTGCGCGTGGTGCGCGTGCCGTTCTTGTCACCGGATGCGCTGTAGAGCTGGTCTTTCCCGGTCACCCGACAGCCGGTGTGCATCTGGTGATTCATCGTCGAGCAACCGGCGACCGCTATCGCGCTGAGCGCTGCAGCCGCAACGGCCTTGATCGGCGCGCTCATGCTGCGGCTGCCGCGATGTCGGCGCGCCACTGGGCCAGCTCGGCGGCCACTGTGTCGGGGAAGTCTTTGCGGACCAGGAACAAGGCGATGTCCAGGGTGGTGGACATGATCGTGGGGAACGGCGCCACCGTGCCGCGCCCGTAGATGCGGTTGGTGTGGATGGCGTCGAGCAGCCCGCGGAAGTAGTCGACGTCGTTGCCGAATTCGATGTCGTCGTCGGTGGGGCCGGGCTCGAGCTGCAGCAGCGGTGGCTCGCGCCGGTCGCGCCATTTCTGCAGGATTTTCTTGGGCCCGGTTACGATGGTGCTGCTCACGGGAATAGGTGTCCTTTCCTGGTTGGGTTGGCCCGTCCCGGCTCTCCTCCGGGATGGGCCGCTTACTTCGCAGCGGCGATTGCCGCGTTCTCGATGCGCGCGCCGAGGCTCTCCCAGTACGGACGCGCCGCTGGGTGGAGATGCGATTGGTGCGAGAAGGCGTGCACGGCGCGGGCGGCGTCCATGAGGTCGTCGCGGGTGAGGGTCTGGTGCCCCGCGCAGGTGTGAGCCCGAAGCTCATCCCACGCGGGGCCTTCCGCCACAGCGGCGAGCTGAGCCGTGCTCGGCGCGGCGGAAGCGTTAATCAGGTTCCGGGTGTCCTCGACCAGGTGCCGCAGGTCGGCGGTGTTGCGGGCGATCTCCGCGAGGTAGGTGGTTTCAGCCCACAGCCGGTCAGCGGCCGGCGCGCTGAGGTGCGCGAGGGCGTCGAACGCTTGGCCGAAACCCAGCGCCTTGATCGGGCCGAACATCACGACACCGGCCCGCTGACCAACGCGACTGCACGCTCGACCGCCGAGGTCATGCCGCCGATGTGGCAGGCGCGGCACAGGCAGTCGTTCGGGAACCGCGCGGTGCGGAACGGTTTGAGGCAGCGGTCGCAGATGCCGCCGAAGATGACGGCGGCGGTCACGACGCAGCTTCGGAGGTCAGTAAGGCTTCGACGTCACTGCGGCGGATCCGCCATAGTCGGCGCCCAGGGAGGCGTACGGCTGGGAGGTGCCCGTCTGCGATGTAGCGGAGAACGCTGCGGTCGGTGACTCGCAGGATGGCTGCTACTTCACGGGGGCTCAACAGTGCGTCAGGTTCAGTGCGCTCCGACATAGGTGTGGAGATTAGAACGCTCCGACATAACAATCAACTAACGACATGAAAGTTGTCGCACGTGTCGCGCATGTCGTATTGTGTCGTGTATGACCACTGCAGCAGGAGGCGAACCGACTAACCGCCGCACGTTCGACGAGCAGCTGGGCGAAGCCATCCACCAGGTCCTCTGGCGGCGACGAATCAAGCAGACAGAGTTCGCCGAGAACGTCCTCGGCATCACCCAATCGGCGCTGTCCGCGAAACTCCGCGGGCGGCGCCCCTTTTTCGCGGGCGAACTGAGCATCATCGCGCGCGCCCTCGACATGCCCGTCGACGACCTCTTGCCGCACGTCGAGGTCGAGCCGCCGGACCCTACGCCGCCAGGCGCGAGTGCCCCCACCAGGACTCGAACCTGGGACCTGCGGATTAAAAGTCCGTAG